AGCCCCGTGGGTCGCGCGCGGGCGTCCGGGAGCCCTGCGGGTCGCGCGCGGGCGCCGGAGAGCCCCGTGGGTCGCGCGCGCGCGGGCGCCGCCGCCGCCGCCGCGGAGCCTACGCGCCGCGCGACGTGGCGCCCGAGCGGCGCGGCGCGGCACGCGGCGCGCCAGACGGCGCGGCACCCGAGCGGCGCGGCGCGGCACGCGGCGCGCCAGACGGCGCGGCACGGTGCGGGGCGGGGCGGCGGCGCGTCGAGTGCATGTCGGTGAGGATAGCGGCACGCGGCGCGGCGCGCCACGGTTTTTCCGGCGGCGCGGCGCCCGAGCGGCACCGCGGGTGGCGCGGCGCCCGAGCGCCAGGCGGCGCGGCACGCGGTGTTGTGCTTTCTGGAGCATAGCTCCCCGGCCGACGCGGCACGCGGCGGCGCGGCACGCGGCGGCGCGGCGCCCGGCCAGCAGCCAGGCGGCGCGGCACATGGCCAGGCGGCGCGGCACGCGGCGCCCGAGCTACGCGGCACCCGGCGGCCAGGCGGCGCGGCACCCGGCGGCGCGGCGTCAAATCGGCACCGGGGTTTCGATTGCGTTCCGGTGTGCGTCAAATTCGATCCGAAGCGCTGGATTTGGGTCGGGGACGCAGGGGCACTCCACGCGGCGCCGGGGCGCCCCCTACGGGGGCGACTCCCCCGGCTAGCCTCGTTGGAGTGTCCCCGCTCCTACGGCCGGGGGCTATGCTCCAAAAAGCACAATGTCGCATAACACATGTTTGGAACCGTCGTGGAGAAGATATAACTCCATGCCCCGCAACAACTTAGCGCCGGTGTCCCTGGGGTGTCCCCGGGTGTCCCCGGGTGTCCCCGGGGTACCCTACCCCCCGCGGTGCCCATCCGCCGACCCGGCCGCGCTGCCGGGGTGTCCCCGGGTGTAGGGAACCTCAACTAACTCCTTGCCTGGCAATGAGTTAGCGTCGGTGTCCCCGGGTGCGTGATACGAAAAACCGCCGCCCCGCCCCCTAACCCCCGCGGTGGACGCCGCGACGAAACCCCGGCCAGCCTCGCTACGAAAGTTTTTCACCGAAAACCGAAAAAACAGCCGGTGGACACTAGACACCCCCGCGGGGGTAGCGTACGATGTCCGGTGTGAACAGCGCGCCCCGCACGCCGCGGGGTGCGACCCTCGAACCCTCGAACCTTGGAGGATGCCCTGATGTCCCGACTCTCGATGGATCGCCGCGCGGCCGTCGCGCGGATGCTCGATGCCGCTATGCGCGGCGCGCCCGACGAGGATGGTACGTACGCTCTCGCCGGTGAGGTGCGTGTGTCCGACCTCCGCTCGTCCGTGCGCGTCACCGTGACGGCACGCGGTGTCGACGCGTGGAGCCTCCGCTGGCCGTGCAGCGGCTTGGTCGGCGCGATCGGCGCGACGTTCGACGCGCACGGCGATCTCGAAGGCGTCAACGGCGACGATGGGTGCGACGGCGACGCGTTCACGGCGCTGATGACGGACGCGTGCGGGGTGGCGCTCGCGCGGATCGCGCCGCGCGGCTGGAACCTCGGCACGCCGGCGACGCCCACGACCTAGCCTCTCCCGGCTGCCCGCCGTGGACTCCGCGCGCGAGCGTGAGTGAATGCGGCGGGGCGGGCGATGGTGCCTGCCGAGAGGAGACCGACCGATGTACGTCATCAGGCGCACGGATCAGGGTGGGGGCTACGTGGCGCGGAGTCCGGTGCAGGGCGCGTCCTACACTCCCCGCCTACAGGACGCGCGGGTGTTCTCGAGCCGGGAGGCGGCGGAGGTGGAGCGCTGCTTGGGGAACGAGGTCGTGGTGTCCGTGGACGAGACCATGCGTGGGGAACGAGGTCGTGGTGTCCGTGGACGAGATCATGCGTGGGGTGGTGCGCTCGTGACCGTCCACGACGGAGCCGAGTACGTCGAGCCCCTACGGGCCGCCATCCGCACGGTGTGTGACGCGCTGGACCCCGACCGCCGGGGCGCGATCCGGCTGGATCCGGTCCGTTGGGACTCCGAGGGACTCGCGCGTGCGGCAGTCGCCGTCCACGCGTTGTCGGCCGACTGCGCCCGTCTGCGGGTGCTCGCCGGTGCCGCCGTGCTCCGCGGTCACGCGGACGACTGCGGGGCGCGGGGATGTGGCGCCCCGTTCTCGTGTGTGTGCGTTTTCGGCCTCGCGCGCGCGGCGCTGGTCGGGTTGGGGGTGTCATCATGAGTCGCGCGACACTGCGCCCGGGGTCGCGCGTCTCGCAAGCGGTGGAGTCGATACACTCCACCGAATGCCCCAACGCCCCCTACACGTGCCCGTGCGTGCAAGCGTTGAAGATCGGCGGATCGGGTATGTACCATACCATCCACCGCCGGGGAGCGGTGGACGTCGTGCGCATCCGGTCGTCCGTGTCCGGCCCCGGATACTTCGCCGACGTGCGCGACGTCGCAACCGGCCGTGAGTTCTCCGGATACGTCTACGTGCGCGACGTCGTGCAATCGTGACCGGCCGCGCGCTTCAGCGGTGCCGGTGTTGGGACGGTGCCCGTAAGTGCCGCCGTCTGGCGCGCTTCGTCATCTTCGACGTGTCGATTGGAACGTCTCGGCGAATAGGCGCCGCGGTGCCCGTATGTGCGGCCCACGCGGCCGGGCGCATCTTCGGCGGAACGGTGTCCGTGCTCCCGTGGGACGCGCCTTGCTTCCGTCCCGTGGGGCACGGCGACGTCGTGCGCGCATGACGCCCGATAAGGGCGCCCCCGACGCGGGCCGCGTGACCGCGCGCGACGTGGTCGGCGCGGCGCTCGTGGCCGCGGTGGCGCTGGCCTACCTTCTACTATGACGGTGACGCCCGCGCGCGGCGCGGGCAGGAAGCGAGTGTGTGGGATGACGACGTGCGAGCACTGCAACCAGGAGACACCCGCGGGCGATCTCTCGCCGTTCCCGGCCGTCCTGCCGGATCGGTTCCTCGGCGCCGAGTCGTGGGAAGACTACCGGGCGCCGCTCGCGTGCCGAGACTGCCGGCAGGCGAGCGCCGCGCACTTGGAGTCGACTGTCGCTTTCCGCGACACGTGGGAGACGGACATCGCCGAATTCGCGGTGACCGTGACCGCGGTGGACCCTGAGTTGGACCCGCGCGCCGCAGGAGTCGGCCACGAAACGGATCTCTCCGTCGTGGCCGCGCGTCTCGCGGCGCTCGACGGCGCGGCCCGCGCCATCGCCGCGATCCTCCGCTCCGGAGGCTACACCGAGTCCGAGCGACTGTCGGATATCGCCGACGTGGTCCGCCGGCTGGCCAGCGAGCAGATCGACATGCACGGCCTGTACCTCCCGCCCGACGTCGGAACGGTCACGGTCCGCCTCGGATCGGGTGTGCGACCGTGACGCCCGCAGAACGCCGCGCGGCGCTTCTCGAATGTCTCGCCGACTCGGCGCGCGCGGTCGATGACTGCGCGCGCAGCGGGAATCGTCGGGGCGCCGAGGATGCGCGCCGGATGGCGCGCGAAGCCGCGCGCCGGTTCTGGGCCGTCCGAATGCCGCTCGGGCCGTGCGGCACGTGCGGGCGCGAGCGCAACCGTCCGCTTCCGCTGCTACGTGCGGCGCGCGCCATGTGTCCCGAGTGCCAGGCGCCGCGCCGTCTGGCGCAGATCGCCGGACGGGCGCCGCGCCCTTCGGACGTGCAACCGTGACGCGCGCCACGCGCCGCCGCCACCGCGGCACCCCCGGTGCCGACGTCGGCACCGGGTGGCCGTCGGCGTGCCCGGTGCCCGTCTGGGACGTCTGCGCGGGGCGCCGCGCGTGCGGGTCGCCCGTGGACGTGCGCCCCGTGCCGCCGAGCGTGGCGACCTACACAGGCGCCGCCCGCGCGTGCGCCGCGTGCCGGCGGCGCGCCGCGTCGGACGTGGGCGCGTGGGCCGCCGACCCTTGGAGCGCCACGCCCGGCAAGGGGCACCCGTGACGCCCAACCCACCGGAGCGGCGCGCCACGCGGTGCACAGAGCGCCACGCGGCACCCGGCACCCGCGAGCGGCGCGCCACGCGGTGCACAGAGCGCCACGCGGCACCCACGAGCGGCGCGCCACGCGGCACATGGAGCGCCACGCGGCACATGGAGCGCCACGCAGAAAAGTTTACTTTTTCGCGCGGCACCCATTGACCGGCCCCCACGGGGGTGTAATCTGTCTGCGGTGACGACGACGACGACCATAACGCGCGGGGCGGCCCGCCCCCGAGGAGAGTGAGAGATGACGACGACGAGCGACCGAGTGACGGACGACCAGATCGTCCAGGCCATCGCGACACTGGAACGCGCGATCTACGAACATGGGTCGCGCGGGGACACCTACGACATCGCCGACCGGATCAAGCGCGCCGACTACTGGAGCGACATCCGCAGCATCGAGGCCGATCTGCGCGCCGAGATCGCCTGCGGCAACGTCGAGACCGATGGCGAAGCGCAGGAGTGGCTCGAGCAGACCGTCGACGGGCACGGACGGCGTGACGGATGGCGAGTCAGTGAATTGGGCGGCGCTCGCCTACATGGCGATGCTCGCCGACGTGCGGGAGCGGATCGGCGATCTCGCCTATCTCTTCGAGACTGACGACGACGACGACGACGACGAGACCGAGAACGACGACGACGAGACCGAGACGGCCGACGCCTAGTCCCCATCGAAACGACGCCGCCCGTGGGCGCCGTCACCCCGCAAGGCTATAAGCCGCGCGGGTGCGGGGTCGTGACGAGATCCCGCGCGGCGAGAGGAGAACGTGAGAGATGACGAACGCGACGATGACGACGAAGGACGAGCGGCCCGCCGCGCCGCACCCGGCGACGGTCTGCCCGCACTGCGAGACGTCCTACCCGGTCCCCGGACCCGACGGACGCCCGACGCTCGACTCGGGCGGTCACTGCCCGGTGTGTAGTCGGGCGGTCTGCCGACGCTGCGCCGGTGGGGGGTGTGACGGCGGGCGAAAGGTGGTGCGCTCGTGACCGCCCCCCACCACGTCCTGATCTTGCGAACGTGCGCGGCCGACATGACGGCGCACGGTGGCTTCACCTGGCCGGAGTCCGGCCCGGTCGAGGCGCCCGACTGGAACCCAGAGCCCGAGTGCGGCGGCGGCCTGCACGGCTTCCTCTGGGGTGAGGGTGACGGCAACCTCGCGGACTGGAGTGAAAGCGTCAAGTGGCTCATCGTGCGGGTGCTCGCGGCCGACGTGGTCGCGATCGACGCCTGCAAGGTGAAGTTCCCGCGCGGGGAGGTCGTCTTCGTCGGTGACCGCCTCGCAGCGACCAACTACCTGATCGCGCACGGCGCGGCCGGGCGCGCGGTCATCGGCGCAATCGTCGCGGCGGGCGACGACGGCACCGCGACGGTGGGCGACCACGGCACCGCGACGGCGGGCAACCGCGGCACCGCGACGGCGGGCTACCGCGGCACCGCGACGGCGGGCTACGACGGCACCGCGACGGTGGGCTACCGCGGCATCGCGACGGCGGGCTACGACGGCACCGCGACGGTGGGCGACGGCGGCACCGCGACGGCGGGCTACCGCGGCACCGCGACGGCGGACGACGGCGGCACCGCGACGGCGGGCGACGGCGGCACCGCGACGGCGGGCGACCGTGGCACCGCGACGGCGGGCGACCGTGGCACCGCGACGGCGGGCGACCGTGGCACCGCGACGGCGGGCGACGGCGGCACCGCGACGGCGGGCGACGACGGCACCGCGACGGCGGGCGACCGTGGCACCGCGACGGCGGGCGACGACGGCACCGCGACGGCGGGCGACGACGGCACCGCGGCGGCGGGCAACCGCGGCATCATCCGCGTTCGCTGGTGGGACGGCTCCAGGTATCGCGACGCGATCGGATACGTCGGCGAGGACGGTATCGAGGCGGGCGTCGCGTACCACGTGCAGAGCGGGCGGCTCGTTCGGGCGGTGCGGTCGTGAGCGCCACATCTCGCCACGTCCACGAACTCCGCGCCCTCGGCGCGTGCCGCGAGGCCGTCGAGTGGGCGGCAACCAAGCCCGACATGCGCGCCGTGTGGCGCGAGTGCCCACGCGGTGATTGGATGCTCTGGCTGGTCGGGCGCCTCTCGGGCTCGCCGGGCAGCGCCTCACGTCGTCGCGTCGTCCTCGCGTCCGTCGAGTGCGCACGGCTGGTCGAGCATCTCGACGAGAGCGGAGCTGCGAAGGTGTGCCTCGACGTCACCGAGGCGTACGCGCTGCGGGTGCGCGGGGTGACGCTCGGAATGGTGCGCGCCGCCGCCGCCGCCGCCGACGCCGCCGACGCCGCCTACGCCGCCGCCGACGCCGCCGACGCCGCCTACGCCGCCGCCGCCTACGCCGCCGACACCGCCGCTGCGCAGTGCGCCGAGATCGTCCGGAGGCACTACCCGAGGACGCCCACGCTGCGGCGGAAGGCGCGCCTGTGAGCGGCGCGGCGTGCGATGCGGCACTCGAACCGAGCGCCGCCTGACCCCGAGACCAAAACGGCAGGCGCGGTGCCCGCCGGACAACCCGAGACGACGACGAAAAGGAGCCCCAGAACATGAGTACCGACACCGAAACCGGCGCGCGACTGAGTTTCACGGTCCCGGCCAAACGCCTGCGCACGGCCGTCCAGGACGCGGCACGCGGCGCGGACACCAGCGCGCGAGCGCATCCGATCATGGGGTGCGTGCTGATCGCGCTCGACGCGTCCGGGGATCTGACCCTCACGGGCACCGATCTCGAAATCGCCGTGACGGTGCGCGAGCCGGTGTTCTGGGCGCCCGGCACGCGGCCCGGCACGGTCTGCGTGCCGGCGAAGATGCTCGACAAGGTGCTCGCCGGCTTCAACGGCGTGGAGATCCGCGTCGCGGCGGGCGGCGACTTTGACGCGGTCATCTCGGACGCCGCGACCGGGGAGACGTTCACCGTGCGCGGGCAGGACCCTGAGGACTTCCCCACAACGCCCGCCGTCTCCCCAGAGGACAATGTGCTACTCGGCGCCGAGGACTTCGCAGGCGCGCTGCGCACGTGCCCGTGGGCGGCGGCCAAGGAGAAGATGCGCTTCGCCCTGGACGGCGTCCTCGTGGACCTGCGCGATGGGGCGACGTTCGTCGCGTCCGACGGGCGCCGCCTGTCGCGCTTCATCGCGCAGCCCGCGGCGCGCAGCCGCGCGGCGTCGCCCACGTCCCACCACGGCATCCTGCCCGTGCGCGCGCTCACGATCGCCGCCAAGCTGTTCGGCAGGGGCGACGCCGTGCGCGTCGCCATCGACCCGGTGCCGCCGGCCAACAGTCTCCAAGGGCAGCACGTGGCGCTTTCCGACGCCGACGGGCGGCGCACGATCGTCGCGCGCTGCGTCGAGGGTACGTTCCCGGCGTGGCGGGAAATCATCGACTCCGGCTGCGGCAACCCACACGCATGGCTGATGACGGTCGAAGTCGAGGCGCTGCGCGCGGCGCTCGATCGCGTGGCGCTGATGACCGAGCGCGACGCGCCCTGCGTCGCCCTGGAACTGGACGCCGAGCGCGGCACATTGACCGTGGCGACCCGCAGCGAGGCCGGGTCGGCGCAGAAGTCCCTACCCGCGTCGATCGAAGCCGGAACCCCGGCGCCCGTCGAGCGCGACCCCGATGTGGAGGACGACGGCGGCGCCGCGGCACCCGTCGAGCCGGAGCCCGCTCCCACGACGCTGCGCGTCGGTTTCAACCCCGATTTCCTCACACAAGCATTGAGGGCGCTCGTCGGGGACACCGTCGAGATGATCGTGCAGTCGGGAGCGCCGCTGCGTCTGGGGGAAGGCGCGTTCACCCACGTGGTCATGCCGGTCAGCCTCGACTAGGGAGTCCGCGACGAACCCCGGCCGCCGGGCAGACGGCGCCCCCGCCTGCCCGGCACATACCACCCCGAGCGAGGAGTCTTGACCATGACCCGGCGTACGAACGTATCGACATTCTTCGGGAGGTTGCGCGACGCCGTCGCCTTCCTGCGCGGCACGCCCTGCGCCTGCCCCGCGTGTCGCGCGGCGCGGGATGTGCGCCGCGGTGACGTGGCGTGCTGCATGTGCCAACGGCCCGCCACCGGCATGTTGTCCGGCGCCCCCTTGTGCGCCGCCTGCGCACCCCCGGTGGCGCCCACCGCTGCCCCGGCGCGCGGCACGGGGAATGGAGGAGCCGACCATGCGTGACATGACCTACACGCCGCGGGCCTTGTGCCGGGCGGCCGGACTGAGCGAGACCGAGACCGAGCACGCGCTGACGGGCGTCGGCTCCATGCGGCTCCTGCGTTGGGTGTCGCGCAACATGGTACGGACCGTCGAGGACTGCCCCACGTGCGGCGCGGTCACCGACGGTGGCGAGCTGCACGGCGACACGTGCGAGCACGGCCGGTGCGGCGCGCGCGCCTTGCTCGAGGCGTCCGACGACCCGCTCGCCTGGCTGACCCGGGCGGCCGACCGCTACGGGAAGGACCTCACCCGGCTGCGCGGCCGGATCGACACCCGGATCTACACCGAGCGGCGGGTGCGCGTGCGTCGGTGCGTCCACGACGTCAAGGCAGACATTTGCGCGGAGCCGTGCGGCACCTGCGGGCATCGGTGCTGCGATCACGACCCGGACGGAGGTTGCGGCATGTGGCCCGAGGCCGCGATGGACACCGCCTCGTGTGAGTGTGGGGTGTTCTCGGAGCGGCCCGAGGACGATCCGCAGATGACCGACGATGACCGCGCGGACGCCGAGGCCGACGGGCGGCTCGAGCGTCGACGGGAGGACGAACAGGAGCGCCGCCAGGGCGCCAGGGAGGCGTGATGCCCAGACGTGAGGAGACAGGGACCTCGAGGACCCAGGACGCGCTCCTGGCCATCCTGGTAGACAGGTTGGACGCCGACGCCGTCGAACGCATGTTCGCGGCACCGGACCCCTTCGATTGGATCACGCGCGCGGCGCGCGCCTATGCGCGCGAACAGGAGCGGCTCGGCCGGCGCGAGGACACCCGGGGACGCCGGGACCGCACCGCGTACATGCGCGCCTATCAGGCGAAGCGCCGCGCTCGCGCCGCCGGAGGCGACGCATGACGACGCGCGAGGACCACGAGGACGCGGCGCCCTTCCGGTCACCGCGTGTGGACTGGAAATCCCCGCACGATTTGCACGTACGGGCCGAATCGCCGACGATCATCGTGCAGGAGCGGGCGATCAACGTGCTCGGCACGGTCGCGCTCGTGACGTCCCTGACGTCGATCATGACCTGCGGCGCGCTGGCACCGCTCGGCATTCTTTTCGGTGTCTGCGCTCTCTTCTCACGTCCGAGGGGTCAGGCGTGGGCGTCGATCTTCGTCGGCGCCGCGGTGCTCGTCGCGTGGTTGGCGATCCTCGGCGCTTTCGGCTTCGTGACGTTCCACGTCTTCCCCACGTCACGTTGAGCGTGAGCGGCGGCACGCCAGGAAGGGGGTCACACGGCACCTTCCGGCGCGGCGTGCGTTCAAAGCCTCCCCCATCATCGTGTCAGGAACGCCGACACCCAGAACGCCGCCGCGGTGATCGCGAGCAGGATCGCTGCGCGTGCGTCCAGCCCCCCGTTTGCCACGCAGAGGCCGAGCGCGGCGAGCGCCGGCATGTTCGCACGGCGGACCCTGTCACCCGGTTCCTCTAGGGCGGCCGGGGCGATCCTGCTGGCGGACGGCCCGTCATCTTCGTCTCGCTTCGCGGCTGCGTAGATGACGGCTCCGTAGATGACGGCGATCCAAAACGGAATCATGGCTTCTCCTCGGCGCGGCGCGCGGCACGGCGTGCGTCCGTAAGGCGGCACTCATCGCGTCTCCGGTCGAAGATCGCATGGCATGTTCCGCGGTCGTATGCGTGATCGCGCAGCGTCTCTTTCGCTTCGTAGAGCGCGCCTCGGGCGAACTCTCGCGACGCGAAGGGTGTGATGCGACCGGCGGTGTACGTGCGCGGCCCGCCTTTGGGGTTGGAGAGCGTCGGTGAGAGGCGCGCGTACGAGATAGCCTCACTCTCACTCCGTGCGATGAGTAGATCCCTCACTTTCATTCCGAACGTGACCTGGTTGGCGCACGCACTGTCGACCCAATAGACGGCGTAGCGCTCGTCCAGGAGTTTCGGCGTCATGGCTTCTCCCAGGACCGCTCTCCGGGAGGCTTCGAGAAGATTTCGCAGATCTCACGGCGCGTTCCCACGTCGATCTGCGGCAGGGGGCGCACGACCGACGGCAGGTGTGTGAGCGTCAGTTCCATGCGGTGCGTGGCGCGTTGGGGGTCGGAGTCCTCGAAGTCGTCGCGCAGTTGGAACGGCACGTGCGCCGCCATCAAGGGCAGCACGGCGCGCAGATTGGGGATCAACGTGGGCTCGCGCACGGCGTCGTCGAGTGACGACACGGTCAAGGGCTCGTGCCGCGGGTGGTCCCGGGGGAACTCCGGACGGAGGTTGCCGAACTCGGAGACCGGGACTTCCGCGCGCCACACGTCCACGTTCCACTCCTCCCCGAAGATCCCACCGCCGTAGGACCACCAGCATTTGGCGCTGTCGATGCCCGTCTCTTCACGCAGTTCACGCCACGCGGCGTCCATGACATCCTCGTCGGGCTCCACCTTCCCGCCCGGCAGGTTCAAGCGCCCGCGCTGCCACTCGGGCTGCGCCTTGCGGACCAGGAGAAAGTCGCCCACCGGGAAGACCGCGTAGATCAGAACGTAGTTCATCATCCGGCACCGCCTGACTTCGCCCCCGCAGCCGCGAGGAATACCTTCGCCTCTCTCTTGAACGTGATCAACGCGCGTAGGAGTTCACGCCCCGCCTTGCGGTCGGCGGACTGCATCATCCACGTCGTCGGGTCCGTGAAGTAGCCGACGTCCTCGGCGTGCTCCAGCGCCCGGAGCGCGGCCGTGTAGTCGTGCTCGTCGTCCACGACATGCGCGAGCAGGGCAGCGGCGCGCATCGCGTCTTGGAACTCGTCGTTCGTCATCGTCTCGCCTCCGTCTCGTGTTGGTCCAGCCGTCCCGGCCCCTTGCCCGGGGAATTGAAGGAAGGGAGGGGCGGGCTCAGGCTTGCGGGCGCGGGAAGGGCGCCACCGGGAGCGGCTGGTTCATCTTTTCATCGTGCAGAGGGGTCTCCGAGGGGATCGCCGCGCTCTCGGATCTGGGCGATCTCGACGTCCCGGGGTCCCCCCATCACGTACTCGACGCCTGTGGTTCCGGGCGGGTCGTTGGGATACCCGGGACACGCCTCGCACCCCGTGGAATAGGAGTCCTCGCAGCCAGCGCATTTAACGAACGTCTTGAGGTGCGCGTATTCGGGCGATCCGTCCTCCGGGCGGTACGAGCAGTTGCCCTCCACGCAGCCCTTCTCGGGATCGTCCCGAAGCGGCCATCCACACCGCACGCACCGCTTGGGGTCACTCACGTCCAGCCTCCTTCCGATCTCGCATCCGCGCGAGTCCCGCGAGCACGCGCAGGTTGTCGTCCTCGTACTCCGACAGCGTGCCCTCGGTCCACTCGCCGATGTCCATGTCTAAGCGGAGTACCTCGCACGGCTCGTGGACCTCGACGAATGACACGTCCGCGCCGTCCTTCCACATCCACGCATCGACGCGATCGCCGGGTTCGATGGCGTACCCGCAGAGCGAGCAACTGCGGTGCTTACGTGTGCGCGGGCGTCGCGCGACAAACGATCGGTGGCCGAAGGAACTACTCACGTCCAGCATCCTTCTCCCGCGCGGCGCGAAACCGGCCAACAGCGCCACGGAACGCACACGCCGGGCACATCTCGTCGTCCCCGTTCTCGCTCAGCCACTCCGTCTCGCAGGCGTAGTCGGACTCGTAGAAGTTGTCGTGGTCGAGCAACGCAGAGAGAGCGTCCACCGCCGCCCGCGCGATCTCGGGAAGCGGCCCCGGTGGGAGGGCCTTCACGCGCTCCGACGCGCGTTCGATAACCCCGTTGTTCGCCCAATCTTGTGGGTACTTCGGCGGCACCCAATCGACGTAGAGTTCGCGCAACACGTCACTGCGCCGGATCAGGTCGTCGGCACTCACTCGATCCTCCCGCAGAGCGGCGGCTTCCGCGTCGTCCATGAAGCGATCGTGACACTCACGGCAGACCCCGTCGAACCCGGCGTCGCGAATGGCCTTGCATCGGCTACACATCGTCCCCTCCGTCGCTCACTCGATCCTCCCCTCGGCGCGGTAGGCATCGAGGGCGCATCCGACGCTGATACGGAGGATCTCGTCGCCGGCGCCGGCGGCGGCGTAGGAGGCGGCGGCGGCGCCGGCGGCGCTGCCGCCGGCGGCGGAGGCGGCGGTGGCGTAGGCGGCGTAGGCGGCGTCGGTGGCGTAGGAGGCAGCGGCGGCGGCGGCGTGCGCCCTCCGAGCCGACTCCCACGTCCCCTCGCGCTCGCACTCATCGGCAGCCGCCCGCAGCGACTCCGCGTGCGCAGGGATGCGGTCTGCCGCCCGGCGCAGCCACCACGGCACCACGCGCCGGATCATCAGATCCTCGAGCTTGCGCACCCACGGACCGCGATCGGTGCCTGCGGTGCCGATCTGGGCGAGAGCCAGCGGCCACAGGGCATCGGCACGCACCCGCGGTGACGACCATCGCGCGTCGTTGATCTCGATGGCGTAGTCACGATCCGGCCCCGCCACGCACGGCGGGCAGTCCGACAGCGGCAGCCCGCAGGCGAGGGCGATCGCGCCCTCGATGCAGACCTGGCCGTCAGCCGTCCCGAGTCCCGAGCCGAGCCCGCGGTCGAACAGCTCGCGCAGCTTGGCGGTGTCACACGTCGTCGTCATGTCGCTCTCCTCTGGATGACGGTTCCGGTGCGCCGGCCGTACTCGGCGATCAGCGCCGCGTCGGCGAGCGTGTGCGTCCATTTACGCGTCGGCCACAACTCCTGCGCGCGGCGCTTGGTGACGTTCTTGTTGCCTCCCGAGCGGCAGCCGAGCGCGGTCTGCCACTTGAGCGGGGCGACCACGTCGTGTGGGATCTCCACGGCGATCAGCGCGGCCTCCAGGTGCCCGAGACATCGTCCGAAGGTGAACGCAGACACTACGCCCATCGCAGGCGTCGAGCGCACGTGCTCGAGCGTGGCATGGCACGCGTCGTACATCTGCCACTCGCGCAGGACATCCAGGATGTCCGCAGGCGTCCCCGGCATCGGGCACGCGTCGAGCACCGCGCTCGCCGCGTCGAGCAGGACGAACCCACCGCCCTTCCCTGGGTCGATGCCGAGGAAGTTCACTTCGCGCCTGCTTCCTGTAGGCGCGCCTTGGCGCGCTCCAAGCGCTCCTGGCGCTCGTCCATCGCCGCGAGGACGACGTCTTTCATCGCGCACGCGCCTTCGATTTCGGCCGCAGGATGAATGTCTCCATGGGCACGGAGAAGACGCCCATGAGCCGCGCCACGGTCACGAACCGCGGCCCGGTGCCGCGCAGCCAAGCGCGCACCGTGCTCTCGGTCGTACCCATGGTGGCGGCAAGTTGCGTGACCGTGATCCCACGCTCCTCCATGAGCGAGCGCAACGCCTCGGCATTCCACGCGAAGTCCGCGGCGGCCTGTCCCTGCGACGGTGTGAGTGCCATGCGGACTAGACTATTCGGCGCGTAAAACCGCACCACAAAAATTCGCGTAAAAACGTCGTGGTAGGTGTTGACCCCATCTACGGAGAGGGGCTACGATGCCTCTTCGCCCACCACGAGAGGAGTCCCGTGACGACGACTTCTTCGCCCGCCGAGCAGCCCGCCGAGCAGCCCGCACGCATCCACCGCGGCAAGGGCAACGGCCACCGCTGGCTCGCGCTGCCCGGCCGACCGGGCGAGCGCTCGAAGCGCTGCGCGATCTGCCGGATGACCCGCACGGCGTTCGCCGGGCGAGTCGTCTGGACCCGCGAGGCCGTCGTGAACGGCGCTCTGCGCACTCCTGTCCTACTCGTCGACCCCATACACCCTGGGAGGTATCCCCGCTGTGACGCCCGCCCTCTCGATCCTGCGATCGTCCGCGCCCCTCGAGGCGCCTGACTCCCCATCACCATCCACTGTGCCGCCCGTCCTGCTCCGGGGCGAGCGCGAGCGCCTCCCGGACCGTCGGGAGAAGGTCGGTCGCGAGGTCGCGATGGACGGGTTCGCCGCCTACGTCGACGTCGCGTACTACCCGGACGGAAGACTCGGTGAGGTCTTCATCGACGCGGCGAAACCCGGCGCGGTCATGCGCGGCGTATGCTCCGCGCTCGCCCACGCGGTGTCGCTCGGCCTCCAGTACGGCGTGCCGGCCGAGGAGTTCGTCGAGGCTTTCGCCCACACACGCTTCGGCAACGAGGGTGTGGTCCACGGGCAGCCCGATCTCGAACGCGCGACGTCGCCGCTCGACGCCATCGCACGCGTCCTCGCCGCCGAGTCCGACATCGCCTACCCGGCCGCGCCGCGGAAGTGGCTGTGACCGCCGCATTTGCCGCGTTCTGCGACCCCACGTCACCGTCGGCGACGGTGGCGCTCCGGGCCGCCGAGGACGACGCGTGCGGCGCGTGCGGCGCCCTAGGGGCGAAGGTCTTGAAGTACATCAAGATGCGCATGTGTCGTCGCTGCGGACGGCTGTACGAGCGCATTTCGCAGCGGATGCGCCGCGCGGCCAAGCGTGGCGACCCCATGTCCGCTACGCGCGCAGAGTCCGCCTTCGACCGCGTGCGCCACGAGCTGCGCGTCGAAGCCCTGCGCGCGGCGGCCGAACTGCTTGGTGCCGCCAAGATGGGTAGGTCCACAGTGTGGCGTGACGAGCCTGAGATCCGCGGCATCTCCCTGTTCGACGCCGTCGAGCAGATGGACCACGTCCGCGCCCTGCGACGCCGCCTTCAGCGTGCCGCGCGTCCGCACTGCGCGAGTACGTAGCGTGGTGACGCTCCGAATGTCGAGCGTCGCATAACCCGGTCTAGCCCCGGAAGCGCTTGCCGCGGTAGCCATCGACGTCGATCGGCAGTCCGTCGCCCCAGGAGGGCGTCGCCGCGGTGAGCGCCTCGAACTCGGCGAGATCGCCCGTGCCCTCGGGCACTTCGGCCGCGACCGAGTCGTGAACGTGGACGACGACTTCGTACGGCGTGCCGTGCAGACGTTGCAAGGCGGCGGCGAGCAAATCCCGAGCAACTGCTTGCGTGACGTTCTCGCAGTTGTGGACGATGAACGGCCCCCCGTTACCGCGCACGACGAAACGTCGTCGCGGGCCGCAGTCGATCAAGTCGTAGACTTGCGTGACCACTCGCTCCTGGGCCGCTTGTTCTGCGCTTGTTGCTTGCGCGTTGCCCACCGACAATTGTCGGGCTCGTAGTTGCCGTTGTTGTCCACACGATCCAACGTGAGGCCCGCTTCGTACGTCGGTCCCATATCTTCCCAAAAATTCTCGAAGCGCTCGTTCCATCTCGGGCACACACGAATTCCCCTCGCGCCGTAGTTGTGCCAAGCCTGGTGAGTCGGCAGTCGGCACCGATCGCGCATCGACCGCCAAACCCAATACGCGGGATACTTCACCATGCCGTGTCTGCGGTTTCCGTCGCCGATGAGCCGCTTCGTCGAGCATCCGCAGTTGGGGGTTCCGCCTCGACGTGTGTCCTTGACGACGTCTGCCGGGTTCTTCACGCACAGTCGCCCGCAGTCGCATTGCGCGTGCCAGAACCGACTTGCTCCGTCGGAGTGCGCGGGCGCCGTGAAGGTCAACATCCCGAAGCGTTGGCCGGTACGGGCGGGGGTTTTCCAGTGCAGGGCGCCATCCTTCATCTGTGAGCACCTCGTGGTCAGGGGTCATCCAAACACCGTCGACGCAGACGCACGCCTGTGTTGACTTGAACACCTTACCCCCATGCCCCACGAAGTCAACACCGTCATGGACGAGATCGTCGTCGCGGACGTCCGCGAGCCTGACCCACCCCCGACCCGTGAGCACATCTGCATCGCCTGCGACGCAGAGTTTCCCCCCGTACGTCGCTTCACGCTCCATTGAGCGCTTGTCGCGACTGACCGTGTAGAAGCGCAATTCCTCACTCTCGAATTCGCGCTCCTCGATCTCGCCCGTGTCGTTCACGATGCGCACGGTCTTCTTCGTGCGTTTGGTGTGTGGCCGGAAGTAGTAGATCGACCGGCCACTCGGCAAGATGATCCGCAGGTAGGCGCGGCCGGGCACGGTGACGATCGACAGTCGCCCGACGGTCTGCACGACGCCGGGCTCGTGGATCGACGTGCGGAAGGCGTCTTCGAGCGCGTACCAGAAGCCGACGATCGCCGCGTTGTTCTCACGCCACTGACGTTTGAGCGTGTCGGCCTCTTTCAACGTGAGCGTCGTGCCGCCGGCGGCGGCCGTGCTTTGGAACTTCACCGCGCCCATCCCGTAGCCGAGCGCGAGCGTCAGGATCTTGCCAAGTTGCCGACTCTTCGATCCCACACGTGATGCGGCGTAGACGTAGACGTCCTGGCCCGAGCGGAAGATGTCGAGGATGTCGTCCTGCCCGGCGAGCCACGCGACGCCGCGCGCCTCGATCGCCGAGTAGTCGCACGCGAGCAGATCCTTCCGTGGCCCGGCGACGAGCACCGAGCGCAGGGAACGTGACACCGCGGAGAGCGGCGACCCGAAGCACAGTTCCAGCATCGTCAGATCGCCGGTCTCCGCAGCGTCGTAGATCGCGGCCACCAGTTCGGCCGCGGTGCCGGCCGTCATGCCGGGCTTGGGCAGGTTGTGCAGTTGGAGCCCCGAGGACGCCCAACGCCCGGTGAGCGCGCCGCAGTACCGAAAGGCACCGCGCAGACGCCCGTCGCGCCCGGCCATCGGGTCCACACGCTTGAGCTTGGCGAGGCTCGTCAACTTGCCGCTTTCCGCCCGCACGTCGAGCGTGCGGCGTACGTCCTCGGGCGTCGCGGGATCGGCGAGGAGTCCGCCGATCGCCGCGACGTCGAGCGTGCTCGACGTCGTCGCCTTGCCCGTGACCGAGCGCCGCGTGACCACAGGCAAGGCGACACCGCGCCCTTCCACCCACGTTTTGAGAGCCGCGACCGCCGTCGTGGTCGCGACGGCACCGTCGGTGGCCTCAGCCATCTCCCCTTGCAACTGCGCCCCGCGCAAGGCGACGACGCTCAGGCAGCGGTCGGCGAACTCGCCGTCCAGGTACACGCCGCGGCGGTTGATCGCCTGGTCCGCGCGCCATGTTGCCGCCTCGAAGGGGTGCAGAGGCGGCAGACGGTAGAAGGCGCCCGCGGTGGCCGCCACGTCGTCGCGGCAGTAGGCGATCAGGCGCAGCAAGCGCCCCGCGTCGCGGTCGTACGTCCAGCCCGACCCGTCGGCCTTCGGCGTGGCCTTCGCCATCGCGCGCATGATCTTCGAGCCTTCGGTGTCCTTCTGAATGGGTAGCCCGAGCACCGCGCCCAGGCCCTCCAAGGTCGGGGGCAGGTTGAGCGCGACGCCGCGCGCCTGGGTGTCGAGCCACTGTGTGTCGTCGATCGAGGGGAAGGCGTACTGCGGGATCAGGATGTTCGTCCAGATCGACCACTCGAACAGGCAGTTGTGCGCGACGACAGGGCAGCCCGCGGTGATGGCATCGACGACGGGTTGTGGGAGCGGTGCCCCTGGCACCCATTCGTAGAACTCCTGCTCGTCGGCACCGGGGCCGCGGCAGACGGCGAAGACCACGCAATGTACGATCGTCGAGGGGTGCTCAGAGTACGCCCACGCCCCGATCCCGATGTCGGCAGCCGACGCCGTCTCGATGTCCACGACCACGATCCGCGAGTCAGACGGCAAGGCACACCCCACACAACGGTTCTGCCCCGGTGACTCCGCAGCCGAGACACGCGCTCACGTCAGCATCCACCGTGGACCCGGCGCCACAACTCGGCGAAGGCGACGGCGCCCTGCTCGGGGACGACGGCGTTTCCGAGGGCGCGGAGTTGATCGACTCGGTGTCGCATGGCTGGGTCCAGCCACAAGGGAAGCCCATCAGCCACGCGACGAAGCGAGGGTTCAAGCGCCGGCGCGAGGTCGGGCCGGACGGCGAGGACACGGCGCCACCCGTCGATGTCGTCGGGTCGGGGCGGCCAAGCGGGAATGCATCCACCGCCGTCTGTAGGTTCTCCCCTCCGTCGCGCCCCTGCGTCCCCGCGCCCGTCACGCAGTTCGCCGTCGCGGTCAGCCAGTCCAGCACCGCCTCCGTCAGTTGCCCGCGCCGCTGCCCCGGCTGCGACGAGCCCTTGTGGTCCGTCGCCGAGGCGGTAGGCCAGTCCCTCGCCGCGTCCGTCAGCGTTGTGCCCGAGTGCCTCCCGCTCTCCGTCGAGTACGCCGCTGCGCCCGACCCCCGGCAGTCCATCGCCGTCGCGGTAGGCCAGGCAGAACCATCGCTCGCGTCGGTGGGGAGCGCCAACGTCGGACGCGCGAAGATGCAGCCACTCCGCATCCCACCCGCCTTCGGCCAGCGTGCCGAGGACGATGCCGAGCGCCGCCTTCGAGAAGGCCCCGGTGGAGATGCCTCGGACATTCTCCAGGAAGATGTAGCGCGATCCCACGTCGCGAGCGAGCCGCTCAAGGGCGAAGAAGAGGCCGGACCGTGCGCCGGCGAGCCCGGCCATCTTCCCGGCGCCGGACAAGTCTTGGCAGGGGAAGCCGCCCACGACGAGATCCACCGCTCGATTGAAGGCGGCAGCGGGGAAGTCTCGTATGTCACCGCACCAAACAGGGCACGCAGCCAGGTCACCGCGTTCCATCGCCGCGACCAGACGGGAGCAGCCGAACGCTTCCCCCTCCACCAAGCCGACGAGGCGATGCTCGCGGCCCACTCGGGCGAGCCCGCGGGCGGCGGCAATTTCGAGTCCTCCGATACCGGAGAAGGTTCCGAGCACCCGGATGGGATCAGCCACACTCACGCCTCCCCTCGCGTTCACGGCGTCGTCAGCGTCTTCGGTGTCGTCGTCACCGCCGTGTCCTCCTGCGTCGTCGGTTGGCGGCCCGGAGCGCGAGGCCCCGGGCCGCCGTGAAAGGACCGGTGACTACCCGAACATCGCGGCGGCGGCGGCGTCACCCGCCGCGCCGTCCGGGGGACCGCCCGTGGGCAGCGCGTCCGACTCATCGAACGCCACCGGCTCGAACGTCGTGCCGACGTTCAGACGGCCGTCGATGCGCTCCCCGTTGCGGATGAACTGGATCGCGTCCAGCCCGAACGAGATGCCGTTTCCGCCCGTCGCGTGCGTCCAGCCGAAGGCGTGGATCGCCGCCTTGACGTAGCAGCCCGCGTAGATCAGGTTGGCGTCGAGGATCGGCTGGACCCGCTGGTCGACGACCGGAGGCTGGAAGTTCGACTTCGTGCGGATCATGTGCATCCCGGGCTCGAAGCCCGCGATGCTCGACTCCCCGTCGAACGCCTTGATCGGGTTCTTCGAGGGGCTCATCTTCGGGACGTTGCCGCCCCAATTCCCCGCAGCCGCCGCCTGCATCGCGGCGTAGAGCGGCTTGAGATCGTACCCCACGGGGAGGAGCAGGGTCGCCTGGTACACGAGCTTGCCGCTCGTGTCGCCCTTCATCGGGGGCTGCGGCTCGAACAGTGCCGGGAATGCGAGTCGCACTTCCCCGGTGACGATGTGTGCTGCGGACTTGGTCTGCGACATTTGAACCTCCTTGTAGGTCGGGTAGTCGCTGAGTCGGAAAGTCTGCGGGTCACTCCTGCGGAGTGAAGCCCGCGAGCGGATCGCGCACGAGCGCGGGCCGCTTGTCGGAGTCGGGAACCATCGTCGTCCCGCGCACGGGACGTTCGGTGAGGGTGTCGACGAAGGCGCGGTGCTCTTTGGGGAGCGCCTTCTCGATCTGCGCCGGCGAGAGCAGTTTCGGTTCGCCGTAGCACTCGTGGTTGTCGAGCGGGGTTTGCATGACCAGTTCGGCCACGATCTCCTCTTCGGCACCCTTCCAGACGCGGTTGCCGATCTTCTGCACGAGCTTGAAGCCAGGCACGTTCTCGCCGGACTCCAGGAGTCCGTGTGCGTGGGCCTCGACGACCGTCAGCCACAGACTGAGGAGCGGGGACACTTCGAGGACGCGCGCGAGGCGCGCAGGGTCGATCTTCGCCACCGCGGACTGCATCTGCGTCTTCGCGTCCTTCTTCGGTGTCGCCGGGGTGATGTCCCCGGCGCCCGTCGTCGTGGGCTCGATCGCCGCGAGTGCGGCGCCACCGAAGGCTTCCTGAGCGGCCGAGAGGCTCGCCTCGGCGAGCGCGGGGCAGGCGTAGGCTGCCGGGCACCACCGACAGGCGTCGGTGGAGGGCACGAGCGGGGCGTGCGGGGCCTCGAAGGCGTGGACGCCGGGAACGAGCGTGCCCTCGTACCACGCGTGCAGGGTCGCCCAGGACAGGCGCTCGCGCCGTACGCGGTCGTCTGCCCCGAAGATGTCCTCTTCGACCTCGTCGTCCTCTCCGTGCCCCGTGCGCGTCGCGCGCCGCGGCTGGACGATGACGATCTCCACGAACTCGACCAGCGCACCGAACTTCTCGCGCACCGCGCGCGCCGCGCCGAGCGCGTAGATGCGCAGTTGCGGGTTGTCGGTGGCGGCGACGTAGATGCCCTTGCCGAACTTGAGGTCGTAGACCCGCAGAGTCTTGGTCTGCGGGCTCCACACGGCGGCGTCGAACGTGCCGTGCAACACGATCCCGTCGACCGGGATGCGTGCCGACATCTCCGTCTGGATGTCACCACCCTCGGCCGCGGCGTCCGCCCGGATCGTGTCCAGGTAGAGTTGGACGTGCTCGCCCATCTCGGCGTCGATCTCGATGCCGACCGCGGTCGTCGCGCCGACCAGGTCCAGAGCGTCCGTGCCGAAGATCAGGCAGTCGTACGCCAGTTCGTGGGCCGCGGTGCCCTCATCGGCGTAGACGGTCGACGTCGGCAGCCGCGGGGCCACTTCGTCGCACAGACGCACGCTGCCAGGACACGCGAGCCAGCGCGACGCCTGGCTTGCGCTGGTGTGGTCGCGCCGGCGGCCCTCGGACGTCCGCGGGCCGATGTCGGCCGTCACGTCGGCGAAGACCGCTTTGCGCGCAGCCTCGATGTCCTTCCCCTCGGTTGCGGGGTCGTACCACCCCGGATGCAGGGCCGCGAGACCGTCGTGGGTCACGCGGTGGAAACGCAGCCCTTGCCAGCCCGCGAGATGGCGTCCGACCGCTTTCTCGACCAAGATGGCGCCGAGGGGGAAATCCGCGGTGAGGGCCGTTCCCTTGCGCTGTCCGGACGGCCCTTGCGGCTGTCCGTCGGGGCCAAGGATGGCCCACGCGCTCTCCGACCCGTCCAGTCCTCGCTCGAAGGGGAGGACGATCGTCTTCGTCGTCATGTCTGCTCCAGTCGTGTAGGTCGCGTAGTCGAGTAGGCTTGCAAGTTTCTCCGACCACGCAGGGGCCGTCAAGATCCGAGTTTACTTTTTGCGTTCCAGCGCCGCGAGCGCCGTGAGGAACTCCGTGCGCCGCTCGGCGGGCACGAGCGTGACGTTCGTGGCGTCGAACTGCGCCAGGAGCGCCTTGATCCCCGCGACCACATCGGTCTTCGCCGGGCCGGACGCAGCCGCCGCGAGCACTTCACGGACGCGCGCCAAGAGCACTTCGACCGGGGGGACAGCGGTCGGCGACGTCGGTGTGGGAGCCTGCGTCACCGTGGGGGCGCTGAACAGGCCGCTGCCGTCTTCGGGGTCGGCGGCGACGGCGGCGACCGGGGTGACGGGCGCCTCGAACATGGCCTGCGCGGCGTCGGGCGTCGGGGACGCGATCAGCGCCTTGGCGCCCGACGCCGTGACACCGGCGACCATCCGGTCCGCGGTCGCCTCGTCCGGCACGCTGAACACCGCCACGTCGATCTCGCCCTCGGGAACCGCGCCCAACTGCCGCAGACGCGCCCGGATGCGAGGGTCTTCCATGAAATCGCGTCCGCGCGCGGTGACGAACGTCGGGGCCTTCGTGCCCTTGGTCACGAGCAGGCCGCCCTCGATCAGAGAGCCACGCATGTCGCGCACCGTGCGCTGCTTCTCGTTGGGGTGCTGGGTGAACAGCACCTTCATGGTCATCTTCGAGTCCACCCCGTAGTTCGAGAGGATCGACCACGCGAGGTCCGCGTCCTCGACGACGTCTGCGGGGTAGTCGTACTGCGGCGGCAGGGCCGAACCTTCGACCGTCGTCCCGCTCGGGGTCGCGGCGGGCGGACCGTCGCCCTTGGCGAGCAGTTGCAGATGTGGGTTGGCCGGAGACGTCGCCACGAAAGCGCTTTCGTTCTCCATGCACGGCACGACCGCGGCGTCGTGGGGCTCCACATCGACGGGGTAGGTCTTGGGGGGCGGGTTCTTCTTGGACACGCAGTGCTCGCTGAGCACCTGGCGCATCTCGTTCAGAACCTCGGCCAGTGAGGATCCCTTGAACACGAACTTGATCTTCGGCATCGTCGTCATCCTTTCCGTTTGCGCTGCCCGGCTCACCCGAGCAGCTCCTTCACGACTCGTACTTTGCGGACGAGCACGTCCATGACCGCTTCGTCAATCGACCCGGCGAGGGCGAGGAGCCGTACTCGTACGTCGTTCTTCTGTCCGATCCGCCACGCACGGGCGGCAAATTGCGCGTTCTCCGCAGGCACCCACGAAGCCTCCGCGAACACGACCTCGTTGGCGGCCGTCAGCGTTGCAGCCGTCGCGCACGCCGTGATCTGCCCCACGAAGACCTTACAGCGTGGGTCGGTCTGGAAACGCTCGACGGCTTGGTGCCGTCCGAACGCCGACACGGCCCCCGTGATCCGCGCCGGTGACCATCCGTGCGCTTCGGCCTGCTCGACGATCTCTTCGACCACCGCCAAGTGCCGCGCGGCGACCAGCACCTTGCGGTCGGGGTAGGCGTGGAAGTGCTCGGAGAGCAGTGCGATCGTCGGGCGCACCTTCAAGTGTCCCGTCAGGCGGCGCAGGCGGCTGATCCCACCATCCTTCGCGCTCTCCTGCGCGTCGAGGCAGCGCAGGACTTCGAGCGGATCGACGCCCGCGTCGATGTTCGCCATCGCGTTCAGAACGGCGTCACCGAGTTCGGATTCGAGGGCGCGCAGATCCGCGGGGACGTGGTCCGGCGGGACGATGACGGCCTCGTAGCGGATCGGGGGCATCTCGGGCACGACCGTCGCGAGCAGCCGCCGCAAGACGAACGGCCGGATGACCTTGTCGCGCAGCTCCGGCAAGGTCGCCTGGCGGTTGCCGACGACCTTCGGTCCGTACCCGGTCAGTTTCACGATGCAGTAGCGCTTGGTGAAGCCGTCGTAGGACAGTGGCGTCGTCGCGCCATCTGGCAGGAGCAGGTCGGGCCGCAGCGCGTGAACGTGCGTCCACAATTCGCCGCCGTGGTTCTCGGCCGGCGTGCCCGAGAGTAGCCACACGCGCGGTGCCAAGGCCGCGATGCTGCCGGGGTCACGCGCGAAGTTCGGCCCGTAGAAGACATGGGTGCGCTTGCTCGACGCGTGCTTGAAGGCGTGCGCTTCGTCCGCGATGACGAGATCCCACCGCTGCGCGGCCATCTGCCTGCGCAGGCTCTCACGCTTGAGGAGCCCGTGCGTCACGACCACGACGGACGCGGACGGGTCGATGACCACGTGCCCGGCGTCCACCACATGCGTCGTGCGCGCGTAGCGCGAGAACTTGCGGAACTCGCCGCGCCAGTTGTAGACGGCGTTGGTCGGCGCGGTCACCAGGATGCGCTGCGCCTCGACGGCGTCCGCCGCACGGATCGCCTGCGCCGACTTGCCTGTGCCCATCTGGTCTCCCAGGAAGGCCGTCGGCTGCGACGCCAACCACTCCACACCGACACGCTGGAACGGGTGGAGTTGGACTGACAAAGCGTCAGTGTAGGGCGTCGGGCGAAGGGTTGTCGTCATCGAAGGGCGTCCGTGTCGTCGGCGTGCTAAAGTAGTGAGCGCTCACCCCCGGGTCCAACAAAAAGTAAACTTTTCGTGGCGTCGGCGCGAGGTTCCGGGCACCATGACGCCTCTCGGACGCACCCGCTGCGTCCACCCCCGGCAGGAGAGACGCGCATGGCCTCGACCCACGACGATCCCGATGTCGCAGAGGCGCTCGCCTGGGTGCAACGTCGCTCGGCGGCCATGCCTCCGGCCAACCGTCTCGCGTACCTCGATGCGCTCCGCGGAACGGTCCCCGAAATCGAAGCTGCCCTGGACGTTCTGCGCGACCGGGCGCGCGACGAACTCCTCGCCACGACATCCCTCGACGACGCGGATCTCGCGCGCCTGATGCACCTTCTGCGCGCCGGAACGCGTATCCTCCTGCTCGCAGCCCACCGACTGCGCAACGACCCGTCCGCGCGCGATCTGCCCGCCGCCTACGTGGTCGTGCGGGAGTGGCTGAACTACGCCTGGGGGCTGGAGGACGGCGAGATCCGCGACCGCACCCTCACAGAGATCCTGCGCCCCGTAACCCTCGCCCACGTCGAGACGTATCGGCCGTGAACACCCCACGCACAACGAAGAAGGCCGCTCCTTGCGGAGCGGCCTCCCGATGACGACGATCCAGACGCCCGCCTGGAGTCCCGCGTAGTGTACGCAGCAACCCCCGAAGCGTCCATACCAATTCCGCTCGCGGCCCTACCCCGCTGGATCTTGTGGGAGCGTGTGCGGACACCTTCGGGCCGCACCACGAAGAAGCCGCGCGGCAGCACGCGTAACGGTCCTTGGGCACCGCTCGACGCGCTCCTCGCGGACCTGCCCCCCTCGGCGATCTCCGATCGCGGAGGCATCGGGTTCGTCACGACGGGCCGCATCGACATCGGGGACGGCCGGGCGCTCGTCGCGATCGACGTGGACGGTTGCCGCGATCCGGCCACGGGTGAAGTGGCGCAATGGGCTTGGGCAGTGGTGCTCGCGTTCAACTCCTACACCGAAATCACACCCTCCGGCAGCGGCCTGCGCATCTTCGCCAGCGTCACCGGGGCGGTGCCGAAACTGCGCACGATCCCGGTGCCGGCGAAAGTCAGCGGCGGTGACCACACACGCTGCGAGATCCAGGTTTTCGGGTCCGGGCCGGCGGGCTACGTCACCGTCACCGGGTGGCACTTGGAAGGGGCGGAAACCGAGATCCGCGACGGTGCAACAGGTTTCGCGTGGCTCACGAAGACGTACCCGCAGCCCGAGCGACTCTCCGACGTCGAGTACGAGCCCTCTCCCGTCGGGCGCGCGCCGAGTGTTGCCGATCTGGACGCCTGGGTGCGCTCGCGCGCGACCACGAGCGACATCGCGCTGATCGAGCGCGGCGCATGGGTCGAGGGCGGGTATCCGTCCGCGTCCGAGGGCTGGTACGCGCTGGAGCGTCTCGTGCTCCTGTGCTGCGCCGACCATCTCGACGTCGCCACCCGGTGGCTGCTCGATGCCACCGCCTACGGCAGCGGCGACGTCGAGGACTCGAAAGACCCGGTGCGCTACGGCACCGAGGCGTGGGTGCGCGCCGACTTGTACCGCGTGGCAGCGAAGGTCCGCGCCGAAGTCACCGACGTCTTCACCCCCGTACCGATCGCACCAGGTGAGCGCCCGCTCTCCGAGGGTCAGCGTGGCCCCTTCGACGCGCCTCTACCCCCGCCGGAGGCGCTCCCCTTCACCGCAGAGGCGCCGGGGGCAGCCGCGGCCCCCGCGGTGAGCAACGCGTACTTCGAGGACGTGTCAGCACTCGTCGCGCGTGACCCACGCCCGAAGTGGCTGGTACGTGGGGTGATGGAGCGTGACGGCCTGGTCGTCATCTCCGGAGCGCCCGCGTCCTTCAAGTCCTTCCTGATCTTCGACATCGCTCTCGCCCTCGCGACGGGCGCCGACTGGCACGACCACAAGATCGCCGCTGCCACCCCCGTGCTGATCGTGGTCGGCGAGGGGCGCGGCGGCCTCTCACGGCGCTTCAAGGCGTGGGCGCACGAGCACGACGTCGATCTCGCGAGCACCCCGCTCGCCGTCACGCGCTACGCCGCGCAGATCCTCGACGCCGACGGGTTCCGCTTCGTCGTCGAAGAGGCGAAACGCAAGTGTCAAGATTGGCGTCGCGTGCCCGGCCTCATCGTCATCGACACGCTCAACCGCAACTTCGGCCCCGGCGACGAGAACGCGCAGTCGGACATGACCCTCTTCTGGCAGCGCTGCGACCAACTGCGGCGCATCTTCCCTGGCTGCACGGTCGTGGTCGTTCACCACGTCGGCCACGGGCCGCAGAACCGCTCGCGCGGCTCGTCCGTGATCGGGGCCACGGTGGACGCTGAGATCATCATCGCGCGCGAACACGACAAGAAGACCGAGGCACCGCTGCCCCACGCTCGCGTCTTCTTCCGCAAGATGAAGGACGCCGAGGAGCCCGCGCCGCTCTGGTTGACCACCAAGTTCGTCGCCCTCGGTCACGACGAAGATGGCGCGCCGTTCGGGTCGCTCGTCGTGGACCGTGTCGGCACCTGCGCGCCGCAGGCCGGCGGCGAGATGTCCGATCCCCGCGTGCAAGAGGACATCGACGCCCTGCTCCACGCCTACCGCGAGGCCCCCCAGGCCAACCAGACGGAGATCCGCACGGCGGCCGAACTCTCGACGCGGCGCTTCTCCGCGGCCCGCCGGATCGCCCTCGACTTCGGGCTGCTCCGGCGTGACGGCACGACAACGGATACGCAGCACGTCGTCACCGTGGCGGGGATCGAGCGCCTGGAAGCGTCTCCCGCCTCGGCGGACGTCCGTGTCGAGGGCCTCGGTGGCGGCGACGCAGACGGTGACGATCTCGACGCGGAGATCGCGGCGCTGCTCGGCTAGTCCGTCGCGCCGGCGCCGTCCCAATAGGCGGCGAGAATCTTGGTCGGGGCGCGGCCCTGCTCCATCTGGATCAGCCACGCACGCGAGATGTCGAGCTTCCGGGCGAACGCGACGAGTCCCCAACCCCTGCGCCGGCGCAGGACGCGGTAGCGCTCGCCGGGCGTGATGTCCCCGAGGTTCTCGACGTCCGGCCCGGCCGCGGGCTCCGTGGAACGCTCGAAGTTGCGGTACGCGAAGTCGCTCACGCCGAGCCTCACGGCCGCCTGCGCCTGCGTCTCCCCTTTGCGGGCGCGCAGGATACGCAGCGCCTCGCCGTACGTCAGGTGGAGCTTGGTCGGCGGGGCGGAAGGCGACGACGAACGCACGACCGACACTCTCAAGGATGGACGACGAGAAGTCAAGCGGAAGGTGCGTGCCCGCCGAGGGTGCGACGCACCGTAGGGGCTTCCTCGACGCTCTCCTCGACATCTCCGGCAGCGGCCACCGCGCCGTGGACGATCAGGGTCGCGAGCCCCGCGAACTCCTGCGTCGTGCAGTCACCGGGGGCCACGACGAGGCTCGAACCGCGGTGCTGGTCCACGTCCAGGCCCGAGGCGCACAGCGCGTCGAACTGGCGGGCCGACAGCACGAGCAGGGCGCCCTCGCGCAGCGTGTACTTCGCCAAAGCGGCCCTCACGATCTTGGGGAGCAGTCGTCTTTTCGTCGTGCGCCGCCGTGGCGCGCAGGCATCCTCCAGTGTACTCTACGTCGGTTCGGCCCGACAACCACCACTCGGAGGCGCACCCCATGTTGAACGGACGGAAGACTTACCTCGGCTTGACGTTGGCCGCGATCCCGCTCATCATCTCTGCGGCCATGGCCGGGGACTGGCCGCTGGTCGGCACTCTCTTCGGTGGCTGGCTCGCGGCCGTCGGCGCCGCGCACAAGGCGGCCAAGATCGCCGAGGCCACGTCCACCACGGTCACCAAGGTCACGCGCCCCGGCCCCAACACGTCCACGTCGGTCGTCACGACGACGCCCGCGCTCCTGCTCGTCTTCGCCCTCGGGCTCGGTACGCTCACCGGCTGCGCAGGGCTCCAGCCCGCGGGCGGATCCCCCGCGTCCGCCGGCGCACCGCAGCCCGCGACGAACCTCGCGCAGACCGCGCGCGACCAGGCCGCGGTCCCCGGGCAGGCGTACGGGGGGCACGTCAACTGGTACTTCGCCTCGCAGGGCGCCCCGGCGATCCAACAGCGCATCCTCGCTCTCGCCGAGGCGGGCAACTGGACGCCCGAGCAGCTCGCCGCCGCGCTCGCGTCCACCAACGGCGCTCCGCACACCGTCGCCATCACCACGACCAACGTGCAGGGCGGCAACGCCGACAACGCGGGTGCGGGCACCGGCGGCGCGTCGGGCGCGTTCGACGCCGGCGGGGACATCTCCCGGTAGGGCTGAGTGCTGAACGACGACTCCCCCTACGAGTTGAAGACGCGGAGCGCCATCTGGTCGTTCCCGTTCCGCGTGCGCGCGTACGCGGCGTGGCGGGGCTGGCACCGGGAGCGCTACAAGGTCTTGGAGATCGTCCTCGCCGGGCGCCTCGATCTCAACGAGAACGACCGCGCCGTGCTCGCCGCGACGATCAGGGAGTACCTGTAACCGGCCGCACGGCCGACTGTCCACAGGGGCGGCGTCGCCAAGGCGCTCGCCGGGAAGAACCTCGACGAGCGCCCGGCAGGCAAGTAGCCCGGCAGACGCAGACATGAGTCCGCGTCGTAGGTGAGAACTGCGGTTCTGGACGGCACAAAACCGATTTTTGTGTACCAAACCACGTTCTCGGCGCATCACCTAGTAGTGGGGCATCTACCCCATTGCGGGAGGCGCGCATGTCATCGGCGACGGCAACCGCTGGACCCCCGATCGGGGAAGATTCCGGCGACCTGGAGGTTCTCGTGGGGTGCCCGTGCGGGCGTGTGGTCCACGTCGCCGGCAGCATCGGCGTGCTGCGCGCCCGGTGGCCGACGTGGCTGGTTTTCTTCGCCTGTGTGGTGAACATCCTGCTCTCGGTCTACACTCTCTACAGGCTCGACGTGCTCGTCGGCGCCGTGGCTCTCGATTAGGAGACCCCCCATGGTCTACGCAGGCGTGTCCGTAGAGGCCGTGAAGGTCGCAGAGAGCGGCAATTCGTCCGTCCTCTTCTCCTACACCGACCCCGCCCCGGCCGGGTCCAGGCTGATCGAGTGCAGCCGCGCGTGCGCGGTGACGCTCCTCGCCCACAAGAACTCGGCCTCTGCGATCGAGTCGGACGTCGGCCCGCCCGAGACCGTCAAGGCCGTGACCTACACGTAGTAGAGGCCATGTCCGAGGACGGGATCTTCAAGATCATCGGGTACTTCGCGGCGGGCATCTCCGCGCTGTTCGCCGTGCTCGTGACCGCCAGCCTGCGCGCCGACCGCCGCGCCGCCGACCGGATTTCTGCGCTCGAACGTGAAGTCGTGGCTGCCCACGGAGACGCATCTCTGCGGGCGCAGGCCAGCACGGCTATCCTCGAGGCACTGCACGAGAGCGCGCAGCAACTCGAGGCCGTCGCATGTCAGGTCACCGCGCAGGACGAGAAGTACGCCGCAGCGTTCCGCGAGATCGCCCGCCACATCGAGGACGTCAAAGCTCTGGTGCGCCGGTCTGGGGACGCCCCGTGAGGACGTCCGCGTGGCAGCGGTTGATGGAGTACGTTCGTCCGTTCACCGTGCGTGCCCTCGACCACGCTGCCGAGACGACCCACCGCTGCGCTGCCGAGCGCAGCCAGTGGACCGAGGAGCTGCGCAGACAGTCCGACGACTACCAGGTCCAGGTCGAGCGCACGCGCGTCGCCGTCAACGCCTGCACCCGCGGTGCCTACACTCCGGCAACACCTACGGCACCTGTGTCGCCGGACAGCGCGACCGACGACTAGACCTCGGTCGGGCCGAGCGGTCCGCAGGGCGAGAGCAACTCGGCGTCGAAGACCAGCGCATCGGTGACGGACGCCACCGCGGCGAGCCCCCACGAGAGAGCGAGCGCGTCGTTGCCGACCAGCGGGTTGTTGGCGTCGTCGTGCGGGAGCAGGATGTCGCACGTGTGGTACGTGTACTGCCCGGCCTCGGCGCCGATCGACTGCCCCGAGGCGGTCTTCTGCGTGGACGTGCCGTCGGCGGCGTCGGCCGAGTCGAGCGAGAGCTTCTTGTAGTCGAGCACGGCCGCCAGGACGTCCGAGGCGCTCTCGGCGACGTTGAGCAGGTAGTGGACGCGCAGGACGACCGACGCGTCCTCGCTGAACCCACGTGGGAGCCGCGCCTGCGTGTGCATCCGTTGGTCGGTGTCGTTGAAGCGCCACGTGTGCCACTGCGGGGTCGTGCCCACGACGACGTCCGCCGGCGGGTCGGCCGCGTCCTTGACCCACGAACGCACGGGCAGGGGGATCGACCACAGGTCCGCGTTGCTCGCCGACCAGACGGTCTCGAGCGTCGAGGAGTCCACGACCACCTTCACCTTGCCGGCACCCGTGTGGACGAAGATGTAGCCGACGTTGCCCGCCGCCGGCGTCGGGTCGCTGGCCGAGTTCTCCAGACGTGCGTTCGTGATCTGGTTCAGGTTGTAGTCCACGTCTGACTGAATGGCGGTGCCGACCTCGACCCACGTCGACCCGTCATACTGGAAGAGGATGCCGTTCGCGTCGTCGTACCAGAGCTGCCCCGCGTCCGGCGCCGGGGACGACGGGGCCGACGGTCCCGCGAAGCAGGAGCGCAGCGTCTCGGTGCGCACGTCGAGGATCGGCAGATACGTGCTCGGTCCCTGAGAGCCGCTGTTGAGCGTCGCGAAGGTCTGGCCCATGGTTTCACACTCCTGCGGCGGTGACGTGCGCCGTGCCCATGATCTGGGTCGCCGGATCGCCGTCGTCCCAGATGTAGATGTTACAGCCCGTGCGGGTGACGCTCGAAGGGTCCACGGTGGCGTACGCGCCCGACGCACTCTCGACCGTGGCCTGCACGACGGGAGCTTTCGTGAAGGGCTCGGTGAACGTCACCGCCTTGGCGCCCGAACCCTCGTCGTCGACGACCAGAGCCTCGTCCTTGAGGTTGCGGCGCCAGCGGCGAATGGTCATCTTCGAGATGCTCCAGACCCAATTCCACCGGCACGTGACCGTGAAGCGCAACTGCACCGCGCGGTAACGGTAGCGCGCGCCAGGGACGAAGGGCCGGTAGGGCGTCCACGTCGGTGAACCGCCCGGGTCGTCTTCCGTGGTCCTGATCTCGATGCCGAGTTCCAGCCCGTACTTGACGGTCTCGTCCACGTAGACGTAGTCGTACGGCCCGACCACGTGCGGGTCGTTCGGGTCGCCGTCGGCGTCGAGCGCCGGGCTGATGACAGCGGACATCTGGTCGACCGTGAGCGTCGCCGGCGTGACCTTCGAGCCTTCGAGATCCAACGTGACGACCTCGTCGGCGACGATCCCGTTCGCCGCGTCGTCCAACGCCTCGATTACCTCGGTGACGTACGTCCCCGTGCCGTAGTGCCCGAGCCACAAGAGCTTGTCGTAGTCGTCCACGACGCCGCTCGACCACGCATCCACCGTGGACGGCGTCACCGTCAGCCGCAGGTTGCCGCCCGAGACCTCGGTGTCGGTCTTGGTGCCCGCGAAGCCTCCGGCCTTCTCGTCGACCGGGGTCTCGGGCTTGTACGTGTTGGGGATCTGGATGCCGATCGTCCACGGCGTCGCGTTCTGGCTGTACTCCCCGAACTCGCTGATGGTCTTCATCTGGAACGTGGTGCTTTTCGGCTCGATCATCCCGAAGCCTGCCTCGATCCAACCCTCGGCGTTCGACGGGACGTTGCCCGGCGCGAAATGCCGCACGATCCCGGTCTCCCAATCCGCCCCCTCGCGGATCTCGTATCCGAGTAGATGGGGGTCGTCCACCGGCTGCCAGCGGGCGCGCACGTCGAAGCTCTGGTCGATCTGCTCGACCACGAACGCCCCCGGGTCGGCGGGCAGTCCGAAGTCCTCCGTCGATCCGGGCAGGAAGTCGATGATCTCCCACCACTCCTCGGACGCCTCGATGGCGTTCAGCACGGTGGCGATGCCGACCTGGTAGACATCGAACGTGTCGGGGACCGTCACTTCGAAGCGGTTGCCCGCCGTCGTCCCTGCGAGCGTCCAGTCCCCGCCCTTGCGACGGGTGTAGACGTTGAACGTGTCGGCCGCCGTGCCTTCCTCGACCGCCCAGAACGCCGTCCACTTCGGCATCAGCCCGTCCGCCTCAGTCTCGCGCGGACCCGGCCCGCCGAACGGATCTTGGTCCGTGAACGCCCGGTCGGGGACCGCACGAAGTCCAAGTCCCCTCCGGGGGCAACGACTTCGCCCGTGCCACCCCCCGTGAACGGGGACTGTGACGCTGCGGGCGCCGAGAGCGTGGGGGCGGGTTGCGCGAGGAGCCGCGTGAACCCGTCGGTGATGATCCGCTGCGTGTCGGCGGTCTGCGCGTACACGTGCGGCACGTACTGCCGACCCTCCAACTTCACGAAGTAGTTGTCGGTGCTCACGTCGCTCTCGAAGATGCGCCAGTAGCCGTCGATCCCGGTGCGGTTGCTGATGACCCGGATTACCCCACCCGCCCCGAAGTCGAGCGCCCGCGGTGCCGCGGCGACCACCATCGACGCCCCCTGGTGCCGGAGCTGCGCGTAGAGGAACGCGCCGTAGCGCGACGTCTCGGTGTGTCGCGTGATCCCGTAGGCGGTGACGCGCCGTACGCGGCGCGGATCGTCGCCCGGTTCCTCGGGCACGACCCACACCTCCTTGGGCTGGAACTCCTCGGCCTCGTCGAGATACGTGAGTTGTACCTCCGTGGCGCGCGACACCACCGTGTCGTGGCTGAACGCGAGGGAGTCCTTGGTCGTGCGCCCGCGCTTGGTGTCGTCGTAGATGACCGGCACCGCGCTGAGATCGACGGCGTCGTCCTTGACGAACACGAAGGTGTCCCCACGCAGGACGGCCCAGATCCGACCCGGCTGCAACACGTCGCGCAAGGTGTCGAGCAACGATTTGCGCGTGTCGAGCACGATGTCCAGGCGGCTGCGCACCTCTTCGTCCGACGTGTTGTCCCCGACCGACACCTGCCCGTCGAGCCAGTCGGCGCACTCGATCGCGCTCGCCAAGTCGATGTTGACGTCGCGATCGTAGACGTCGCCCGCGCCGAAGCGCCACGACGTGATGAGATCGACCGCCGCCCAGACGCGGTTCGATTGGTTTTCCCACGACGCAGGGTTCCACGAGTAGCCCGTCGGGCTGTCCTCGTCGACCACCGCGCGCTGCACGTCGCGCTTGCCCTTGACCACCAAGGTGACGTTCGGCGCCCCGCCGCTCAGACGTTCGGTGCCGAGGGCGTGGAACCCGAGCAGCGCCGTGCCCGGGAGGTTCAGCGCCTCGTCCTGCATCTCGGTGATCGACGTGAACTCGATGTCGTCGGTGTAGCGCGAGTTGTTCGTGGACGCCACCGGGTTCGTGCGCGTGATCCGTACCGAATACCTCCCCCGGGAGAAGTCCGAGTACGCTTTGCGGAGGGCCTGGTCGTTCTTGCTCGTGCCCTTCGCCTTGCGGGCGTTCTCCTGCAATGTGTTCCGCACCCAGAACGTCCAGAAGAATTGGCTGATCGTGTTGCCCCGCACCTGGAACTCGTACCCGTTCTTGGCTTCGGCCGAGTCGGCTCCGCGGGGGTCGGGGATCTTGTACCAATCATCGAACGTGTTCGTGCCGCCGGCAGTCTCGGTGCCTGTCACACGCTTCACATCGATGGTGAACTGCGCGCGCACTTCGTTGGGGTCGCCGTCGCTGTCGAAGGCCACCATGCCGTTCGCGCTCGACTGGATGTTGATGCCGACGTCGTCGACGGCGTCCTGGGTATCCTTGACGACGGGCGTGTCCTGAGCCAAGGTGGGTGCCGGAACGGCGAAACTGTTCCGGATGATGTGGAACCCCCAGATCGGGAGTTGGTGGGCCGACCCCCGACGGAGCGAGACTTTCACCTTGTCGATGTTCTTGCGCGTCCACGACGCCGTGAGTTTCACGCCGCTCGCCGGGGCCGAGTTGAACTTGATCTCGACGTTGCCCCCTACCTTCGTGATCCGCACGCCGTTGGTCGCCCGGACACCGTAGCGCATGTAGACGACCATGTTCGCGGGGAACGGAACGTCCCGGTGGATGAAGATTTGTGTCTCGCTGGCGAGCCATATCTGCGGCGTCAGACGGTAGGTTTCGAGTTGCGCCGTCGTCTTGCCGACCGGGTTGGTGTTGAAGAACTCGATCGGGTAGCTGTCGTCGAGACCGTCGGGGAGATCGACGACGTGCGTGGTGCCCGTCCCGCTCGCGACGAACACGATGTCGGACTTCGCCGCCACGAAGAACCCTCGGGGCGTCGCGCCCTCGTACACCTCGACCGAGTCCAGTTCGATCTTGTTCTGCGGCAGCGCCCACTTCGTACGCGAGCCGTTGCCCACACCGAACTGGTAGGCCACCGTACGGTCGAAGACCGGCTCGTCGTTGAAGCGGATCTCGGAGATGTCCTCGATCGGACCTTCTGCGATGGCGAGGAGTCCCGAGAGTTGTTGCGTACGCGCGCCTTTGCGGTCGTCCTCGGCGTCGAAGCCCCGTGGTGTGATGAACGCTTGGAGCCACACCGGGGCGATCTTGTGCCCCGCGGCCGAGTAGACGACCGGGATCGGGGAGTCCCCCTTCTTCGGGTTCGTGAACTGCCCGAAGCCGTACGTGGGCGACTCCCGCTCGTCGGTCGCCTCGCCCCTGTCCGGCGTGAGCGCCACCGCGGCTGCGGTGAACACGGCGCCGATGATGAGCGCGACACCCGCAGGTGCCGTGAGAGGGCTCGCGATCGTGAGGACGATCCCCACGACGAGTTGGATGACGGCCCCGAGGAAGTTGCTGCCCACGTCAGCGGCGCCCCTTCACGAGCCTGTGGTCGAGCGAACCGAGGAACGCCCCGTAGGGCTTGACCCTAGGGCGCTCGTCCCCCGTGCGCGGGTCGGTGATGTCGGGGAAGTGCTTGCCGCAGCCGTTCGCCCCGTCGTACGTCCGGTCGCACGTGGCGAGCGCGGCGACGTGGACGCTCGGGTCGAACCGGAAAGTGCAGCCTGCGATCGGGTCCGACTGCTGGAAACGCCACTGGCAGCCCTCGGACTGCGTGGTACGTCGGGGCACCTCGGTGCCCGTCGCCGCGTCGAGGGAGCCGAGCCGGATGCGGACGTTCGCGGCGTTGCACTCCTCGGCATCACACTTGAAGCGCGTCCGCCACCCGGTCGAGAGGAAGCCGCTGCCCGTCGAGTAGAGCAAGGTCACGATGCACGTGTCCTCGCGGAAACTGTCGGCGAAGAAGAGAGCCTGCGCCCAACCGTTCACCGACCCGATCTCGATGACCGCCGAGGGGGCCTCGAAGTTCAGGTTCTCGCTCATCCCGAGCGCCTTGACGGTGAACTCGTCGGCCGCCGCCTTCCCCCCGGTGTAGACGTCGTTCTCGAAGGTCAGCGAGCGGGGGAAGTTCGTGATCCGCAGCCCGAGCGTCTCGAACTCGAACAGGACGATCATGCGCGGCAGACTGAACGCATCGAGCAGGCTCAGAACCGCCGTCGAGAGCCCTCTACTGGACATCGACGCGGTGCGCTCCCGCGTACACCTCACGGATCGACACCGGGGTGCGGAAATGGAGCCCGCCACCACGCCACGCATCGTCGTCTGGGTCGGTGGCGAACTTCACGGGGTAGTAGAACTCGTATTCGACCGTCACCGGGAGCCCTCCTCCGGGCGCGGAGACGAAAGCGACGTAGGGCGCGTCGGTGTTGTTGTCCTCGAGCGTGTAGTGCGTCGTCAACGTCTGGAGCGCGCCGTTCACGTAGACGAGCAGGGTCGCTGCGTCGATCCGTGTGTGGGCGAGCGCGAAGTCGGTCTGGCTGCCCGTGCCGTTGCCGAGCGCCCCGTCGGTGTCGGTCGTCGCCACCTTGTAGCGCGACTCGACGAGCGGGTCCTTCCACAACCACGAGTCGTAGGCGCCCTGACGGTCCCGCAGGAAGTCGAGCCAGTCCTCGATGGTGCGCTCGGTGCCGGTCGCGCAACCAGGTCCGGGGACGTCCACGCTGAACTCGGCCTTGTAGACCCCATAGGGTCCGGCGTCGGGGCGGTCGATCGTGACGCCCTCGTTACCCTCGACGGTGACGGTCTCGGCGAACGACCGATAGCGGAAGTCGCCCGCCACGAAGAAGTCGAAGACGACCGTGCTCACCGTCCGCGCCTCCCCGCCCGCACCGTGCCCGCCGAGACGCCCGGCGAGCCGGTGCCCTTGGCGACGATCGCCTTGGCGCCCGACGCCGTGACCTTGGCAGCCATCTGGTTCGCGGTCGCCTCGTCCGGCACGCTGAACACCGCCACGTCGATCTTACCCGGCCCGCCGGCGGCGCCCAGGGCTTCCGCGCCGGCGTTGGCGGGCGCTCCGGTCACCGCGGTGCTCGTGATGTTGCCCGCCAGCCCGAGCCACCCGGCGAGCGAGTTCTGGTTGCCCTGTGCGTCCGATCCGAGGAGCGCGTCCAGCCCGAAGTTGATCCCTTGACTCATCGCGTTCTTGGCGACGTCCATGAGAGCGAAGCGCAGCGCTTCCTTCCAGTCCTCGTTGAAGGCCGCCGCGGTGATGCCGTCGACGAAGGCGTTGCGCACGCCCTGTTCGAGCGTGTCGAGCACGCCGACGAAGAGTTCGCGGTCGGCGAGTTCGTCGACCCGCAGACGCAGCAATTCCAGCGCCTCGGCTGCCGCCACCGCGTCGTTGCCGTAGACTTCGAGGATCTTCGCCTGCCCTTCGAGCATCCGATTGGCACGCGTGCGCCCGGCCTCGTTCAGCCCGAGAAGGTACTGCTCGTGTTCGAGCGCCTTGAGGTACTCGGTGAACTCGTTGTCACCGAGTCCGGCCTTGATGCCCAGGCCCTGGGTGCTCTTGTCGCCGCCGATCGACGGTTCACCCGCCGCCGCTGCGACCGCAGATGCGCGCTCCTGCTCCTCGCGTGCCCGCGCGCGTTCGGTCGCTCGCCGCAGGATCTCGTCGATGTCGGGCAAGACGCCGTTTGCAAACGCCGCATTGAAGTTGTCGAGCAGCGTCCGGAACACAGGGTCGATCTTCGCCTGCTCCTCGAGGAACTGCCGCAGGGCCGCGGCGGCATCCTTGACGTCGTCCGCGAAATCTCCGATGTAGTCTCTGTTGGTGGTTCGCTTGAAAACGGAGTCCACACGGTCGAGGAGTCGGGTCTCCTCGGCCACCAAGAACCTACGCTCGGCGTCGCTCAGCACATCTACGTTCGATGTCATCTTGAACAGGGACGCGTCGCCGATCTTCAACTCGATCGGGTCGAAGTAGAATATGCGCTTGATGTCGTCCCAGAGAAGCACCGCGGACACCGCCATCTGATCCCACACGTTGTCCCACGCCTCACCGAGACCGACGAACATCCCGATGATCTTGTTGAGCCCGCTCTTGAAGGTATCGACGACGCCGGGCATCGTGCGCTTGGACCACTCGATGAGATCCGTGAAGACCACACTCACGCGCTCGCGGAACTCCTGCCACAGACGGGCCATCTCGGGGAACGCGTATTCCCGCCACATGAAGGCGACGATCTGCGCCGTGGCGATGGCTCGGTCGCGGATCGCGTCCCACACGCCCAGGACCACGTCGCCCACTTCGAGCGTCGTGTTGCGCAGCGTGACCGTCTCTTTCCAGTTCGCGATGATCCAGCCGACCGCCAAGGACGCCGCGGTGGCTACCAAGGTGAAGGGGTTGGAGAAAAGCGATACGGTGAGGGCTTTGATCGCGAGCGTCGTGCGGTGCAGCCACCCGATGATATTGAGTGTGATGAGCGACGACGCGCCACCGAGGATGACCTTGAACGTCTGCGCGATGCGTCGGGCGTCGTCGTCGAGATCGCGCAGAGGCGTCCCGTCCACGAGCGCCTCGAAGGCGTCGTGTAGACTGGCGCCGAAACGTTTGATCGCCGCGGACGACCGTCGCAGAACCCCGGTCAGATCGAATGCGTCGTCGATCTGCTCGCCCAGGTCGATCAGGACCAACTGAACGTTGTTCTTGAGGATGTCGAACTGGCCCTTGAGTGAGTTCGCGAGCAGTTCCACCGCACCCTCGTAGCGCTCACGTAAGCCGGCAAAGAGGGCGTCGAGTGCCGAGTCCGAGTCGATCTGCCCCTTGCGGATCATGCTGCGCAGCATCCCGCTGGTCGCGCCCGGGATCGTGCGCTGCAACGCTTCGGTGAGGATCGGCACCGCGGGGATCTTGATGTCCGCGAGGCGCCGCAAGTCCTCGGCGTCGAGCTTGCCCTGACCGCGGATCTCACCGACCTGGAACGCGAAGCGGCGTAGGTTCTCCTGCGCGAGCGGGCCGCCGATGGCCGACATGGTGTCGAGCATCACTTCGAGATCGGGGATCAGGTTCTTCGTCTCGGTGCCGAGCGCCTTCATCGTCTGGACCTGGTTGGTCTGGAGCGTCAGACCGAAGGGCGTCGAACTGGCCTTGGCGCGCAACTGCGCCATGATCGCGTCGGACTCCTCCAAGGAGCCGATCAGCGACCGCACGGTGATCTCGGCCTGCTCGAAGCGCGCGAACTCGATCAGTGCCTTCGCGACGAACCCGCCGAGCGTCGTGAGCAGCGCCGCTGCGGCGAGGTTCGCCCGGTTCGACGCCCCTTCGAGCGCCGTCAGATCAACGACGGCGCGACGGACGCTTCCCGTGGACACCCGCAGGTTCAGTTCGGCGAGATCGGGCATACGCTCCCATCCACTCGGCGTCGAGCCGCCGCAGGACATCGACTTCCCACGGCGCTATGTCCAACCGCTTGAGCCGCGCCCAAGCGTCGATCAGGGTGAACCCCAGAACGCCCGGGGCGAAGCTGTTGGACTCCCGGGTCTGGCAGAGTTCCACGAACCACTCCCACAGGTAGGTCATCTCCCAGGGGAGCCACTCGTGGTGCTCGAAGTGCTCGGTCTCCTCGGGCGTCATGCCCATCTGCCGGCGCGCTTGCCGTACGTGAGCGTCGAGCGTTGCGCCACCGCTGCTCGACTCCGACTTGGTGAGTTTCAGGCGGATCTCCTCGCGCGCGAACGCGAGGAGACCCTCGATCAGTCCCCCAGGAAGTTGCTCCGGTCCTGGACGAAGGCGTCGACCTGCTCGCGCAGCCACGGCAGCGCGATGTAGAGGCGCTTCGCGTTGGCCTCGTTGCATGCGAGGGCCTGGCCCTCGAAGACGATGCCGCACCACGACTTCGTGCAGGCAGCGAGCAGGGCGATCTTGTTCGCCGCGACCTGCTGGCTGTCGATCTGCACGCTGCCACGACCGCCCAGGCGGATCTCACGCCCGGACTTCGCGACGCGGTGCATGGTCGACTGGTACGTAGGGCTGTCGGCCCCGAGCAGCGTGATCGTGACGGGCTCGCCCGTCGTCTCGTCGATCAGTGGGGAGTCGTCGGCGGGGCTCAGCACCGTCATCGTCGCCCCGACTTCACCCTTCAGGGCGGTGTCGAATTGGCTCAAGTCCATGGTGGCGGTCTCTCCTTCTCAGAGGCCGTGGGGAGGGGCGGTCTGACCGTCAGACATCCCCGAAGCGTTAGCTGTTCGAGCGCTGGATCGAGAGCGTCGTCCCGGTCGTCGCGTGGCGCAGGCCCATGAAGGGCATGTCCATCACGATGTCGCCCGTCTTGGGCGGGGACTTGGACGCGCCGGTGTACTTGATCCTCGGGATGACGACGTTGATGAACTCGGCGTTGTCGGCCGGGTCGACCAGACGCAGCCACAGCGACGACTCGGTCTCGTTGACGAACTTGTTGTAGAGCGCGGCGTCGGTGAACAGGGCGCTCACCTGCCCGGTGACCTTGGCGTCGCCCTCCGCGATGTCCACGGCCGAGTTCTGGCCGATCGCCCCCTGCGACGTGCGCCCGTTCTCCAGCGTGAACGCGATGCCGGTCAGGATCGCGATGAGCGTGCCGTTCTCGTAGATGCCACCCTCGAAGGGGGACATCGCCTCGTTCGAGGGCGCCGCGGTGGGCGTGCCGTCGAGCGGCGTGCCCGTGGCCTCGTCGAAGTCGAGCCCGAGCACCCCGTAGGAAATCGTCGGGACGTTCTCGGGCTGGACGTCCACCGCCATCGAGTTGATCGTGACGCCCCGGAAGACCTCGTACTGCGCGATGTCGAGGAAGCCGCGCTCCATCGTGAAGAACGCCTTGGTGGTCCCGATTTCGACGCGGTCACCGACCAGGTCGACACCCGGTCCCGCGCCGGCCGCCTCGGTCGTGATGCCGATGGTCGACCCGTCGAGGTTCACGAGCGTCATGGCGAGCGCCGTCACCGCGGTGACGAGGTAGTTCCCGTCGTCCCCGCCGACGGCGAGTCCGGAGAGTGCGACGACGTCGCCCGGCCGGAACCCTTCGGTCAGGAACGAGCCGGTCGCACGCACGACCTGGTCGGGGTTCGTGACCCCGATGTCGGTCGCGTTGGTGACGGTGTTCGCCCACGCGCCACCCAGAGCCGCCTCGATGAAATCGTCGTGCGCCTGGAGCGCGAGTTCACCGCCGATGGTGCCCTCGACGCTGCGCATCCCGTGGCGGTAGGACACCGTCTGGCGGTCCGCGCGCACTTCTTGCGACTCCAACGCGCCCTTACGGGGGTTGATGTCTGCGCTCGTGAACCGTTGGACCACCATCGTCGGGGTGGTCGGGGTCGTGCCCGGAGTGACTTCCGGGACGTACGTCAGTTGAACGCGGGCTCCGGAAGCGAACGCCATGGTCAGACTCCTCGATCGCGAAGGGCGTCCGACCGGAACGAGACCACCACGGGCAACGCGTAGCGCATCTCATCCTTGGAACGCCCAGACAGTATCTCACAACTCAGAACGACCACCACAGTCTCCCCCACAAGGCTCTGTCCGGCACGAAACAGCGCTTTCAACTGCAACGCCACTTGGCGCAGATCGTCCACCCCACGCCCACGCGGCCCCATGACCGCGAGGCGCAGTTCGCCGGTCAGGCGGTCGTACCCGCTGCCCACCGGCGTTTCGGCGTAGGGCAGGAAGGTTGCCTCGACGTAGAAGTCCTGCACGCCCGTAGGGTCGTCCGCCTCGTTCTCCCACCGGATCTTCGAGAGGATCGACTCGTCGAGCCGCGCGAGTTCGGCGTGGAAGGTCTGGACGACGGCGTTGTGGTCGACGCTCATGCGATGCGCCATGCGCTGCGTCGCGCGGTCGCCACGATCTCGTCGAACTCGGACAGGATGCGCTTGAGCGTGCCGCGCAGCATGGCGCGGCCCTTGGGGCTGTGACCGTCTTCGAGTGGGATGGCGTAGGCGACGTTGTTCGTGATCCAGACGTCGCCGCCGAGCGGCGCCATGCGGACCTTGACGAACTGCCACTGTAGGACCACGTCCCCGGCCGCGGCAGCCGCGGCGTACCCGAACCCTCCGATGTCGGGGCGTCGGTCGGCGTCCAGGAGCACGCGCCCGAACCCCATGCGCCAGCTCGCCCGCGCCCGACCGGACAGGACCGGCGTCGTTCGGGTCATGTACGTGAGGCCGCGGCGCAGGACTTCCTTGTGGACGGCGTCGATGGACGCGTGGACGCCACGCACCCATCGGGACACGCCGCGGTGGAAGTCTCGGCGGACGTAGGGGGCTGCCATCAGGACTTTCGCAATTGCAATTCGTAGACGGCCACGTCGTCGCCGGAGTAGATCGACGCCACCTGCCAGATGGCGTACGTGACGCCGGCGATCGTGAACCGATCATGTCTCGGGGTCGGCGGGGTGATCGCCGCACCCGCGGTCGACGTGGTGCCGATGAGGACGTAGAGATCGGTCGCGATGACCTCGCCGCTGGTCAGCCCGATGACGCGCCCGCTGGAATTCGCTTTCGCACGCGCGGCGGACATGCTGATCGGCGGGCTGGCGAGCAGCGTCGTGTCCGTCACGACGTCCGGACTGCGCACGCCGCCCGACGATGTTCCACGTGAAACACTCGAAAGCACCGCGGTGACCCCGATCTCGGCCAGCACTTCGAGCACCGCCGCGGCCATCTCGGCGTCGAGAGCCGTGCTCATGCGCGCACTCCTCGGTGTCGATCGACCCGAGCCGCCGCGGTCCCGGGGCCGAGACCAAGGCACCCGCGACCCGCCCCCGGAGAGAAGGTCCGAGTCTGCCCGGAGCCGATCGACGGCGAACGGTGCGCGCTCACGACGTAGGCGGCCCTTCGTAGTACCCGACCTTGGCCGGGGTCGCGAGTTGGTGGGGCACGCCCGCGGTGATCCCGATGACGTGGAAGAAGTAGTTGCCCGGCGACCCGGTGGGCAGGATCGTGAACCGGCAACGGTTCGCCACCGGGGTGCCCGACGCGTCGTCCTCCAGGTACTCGTCGTCGTCCAGGATCGTCGCCGTGAAGATGTCGACCTTGACGTTCGCGCTGTCGTAGACCACGAGCTTCACGGCGTCGTAGAGCGAGATGTCCGTGGCGTAGGCGCTTTCGGACGGCCCCGTGTAGAACGAGAACTCGCGCGTGTAGGTCAGCCCGATGTCGAAGGCGTTGCAGTGCGCCGACTGCCGGTAGCGAACGCCGTACGTGGTGGTCATGCGCGTGCCCCCGAAGGTTCAGCGCAGGCTACCAGAGTGCGTGGAGCGTGCGTCACGGGGCGCGCTCCAAAACCCGGAACCCTGGCCACTCTCGCGCACGGATGCCCGCGTGCTCCAGTGTGCGGTAGCCGAGCAGGATCAGCCCGAGGGGCTGCGCTTGTCCTGACGCCCGCGCGCCACCCACCGTGCAGGCCATCGTCGCCGTGAAAGTCGGCGGATCGCTCTCCGCGGTGAGTGCCGCCGCAGCACCCCCGGTGACGCTCGAGACCGCGGCAGTGAACGTCCCCGAGTCGTATCCCGCGAAGACCGCGACGGCGACGCCTCCGGTCTGCGTCGCCAAGGTCGCCGAGAACGTCGGGGGCTCGCTGCCCGCCGTTGCGGCGGCTGCGGCCCCTCCTGTGATGCTCGTCACCGCGGCGGTGTAGGTGCCAAACCCTGAGATCGCTTCGATCGCGCTCGCGGCGCCGCCGCTGGTGCAAGCGGTGGCCGCCGAGAAGGTCGGGGCCTCGTGCGCGGCGGTCGCGGTGGCTGCGGCTCCTCCCGGCGTACTCGCGATGGCGGCCGAGTACGTCCCACTGTCGAACGCCGCATCCGCGTCGCTCGCGGCCCCGCCCGTCGTCGCGGCGAGCGTCGCCGAGAAGGTCGGGGCCTCGTGCGTCGCCGTCGCCGCGGATGCCGCGCCGCCCGCGGTGCTCGCCGACGTCGCCGAGAACGTCGGCACTTCGTGATCGGCAGTCGCGGCGGCGGCAGCTCCGCCGACGACCGCGGTGACCGTCGCCGTGAAGGTGACAGCCCCCGATGTGCCCCATTCGGCGACGGCGAGTCCGTCGCCACCGTTGAACCACGCTTCCAGGTCCGCCTCGGACTTGATCGCAGCCCACATCGCGAACTCGTCGGCCTTGCCGTCGAGAGGCGAGCCGCCCGCCGAAGCCGCGCCGAAGGCGAGAACCGCGTTGCCCTCGATCGGCGTGAGTCCGACGGAGTCGGTCGTGAACGCGCTGAGCGCCGACTCCGAGTCCGGGGTCACGGAGATCCCGAGCGTGTCGTCGCTGGTGTCGTGGTAGACGATGACCGCGTACCAGGTGTCGGCGGAGAGCGAGCCGACGGAGAGTTCCTTCGTGCCCGTCCCGTCCGTGAGTCTGAACACGATCGCGGCCGTCGAGCGGTAGACGCGCCAGGACGACCCGCTGACGCCCGCGTTGTGCATTCCGGCGATGATGCCGGTCCCGGAAGCGACGGTGTCGAGCCGCACCCAGAACGCAGCCATACGCGTCGAGTCCATCGCGAGGGACGCGTCGTGACTCGGACGGATCAGGCGCTGTGCGTCGGAGGCGTCGAAGTCCGCGGCCCCGTCGATCTTGCCGCTCGCGGTTTGGCCGACGCTGCCCGACGTCGACGCCTCGTCGAGATCGAGCGCACCGATGGAGTCGAGCCGGTCGTTCCCGGCTTCCTCGTCCATCGTGTAGTGGACGAGGACGTCGTCGAGGAGCGTGTTCCCGCCTGCCGCCGTGACCCCGAGCCACGGCAGACCGATGCGCCTGCGCGGAAGAGGCCGACGACGGAAGACTCCGTAGCCCATCGACTAGGTGCCGATCTCCTCGACGATGATGTAGCCACCGATCGAGACGCTGTCCGCCGGTGCCCCGTCGAGCGTGAGGATGAACGCCTGGCTCACACCACAGCGGGGACGCGACTCGGGAGTCGGCAGGTAGTGCAATCCGACGTGGACGTTCACGGCATCGTGCCACATGTTGGTCAACGCTCCCGATCCAGCCGACGCGTCCGTCGTGTTCGCCATCTCGGCGGTGAACGACGCCGCCACGTCGGACCCGTCGAGCGGAACCGGCGTGACGGACGTACCACCCGATCCGCTCGTGTAGGAGCCTGTGGCACGTGTGAGCGTGAACGCAAGTTGCTCGCTCTCAGCATCACCAGCCTCGGTCGACTGCGTGAGCTTGATCTCGTGGATGTCGAGCAGGGCACCAGCGGGCGCGATGATCTCGACGATGTCACCCGCCGCCGTGTGCGCCGTGAAGGCGAGCGGAATCGAATACAAGCGACCCACAGGTCACCTCCTGAGATGTACGAAGAATGCGGGACGGCGGAGAGCGGACCATGGGGGAGATGCGTCGGCCGCTGCCACCGCCGTGTCTTCTAGCACGAACCCGACCCGGACGTTACCGAGATTGTCGCACGCGGCCGACCCACCAATCGTCCACAGCCAGTCGATCAGGTCCCCCGCGTCGAGCGCGACCGTGTTGACGAGATCCTCGTCGAGCACGTCCGTCGCCCCGAGGAGGAGCGAGGGACCCGTACTCGCCGCATCGACACGGAAGTCGATACCACGCTCGTTCCCGGTGCCGGGAGTGCTCGTGTCGTTCTGAACGTGAAAGAAAGCGTCTCGCACGGTCCAATCAGCGGAAGGGACGGGGTTCTGTACTTGTGTCTCATTGGTGCGTATGATGCTGGTGTTACCGCCGAGTCCGGCAGGTCCGTACTGCGCCAGCGTGTCGTTGATCGAAGCACGGTAGGAGTACGTACTCAACCCATCCGTGTCCGGCGCGAAGATGCAAGACCACGCCTTGCACGACGCAGCGACGGACGCGGTGGATCTAATGAACTTGCAATAGAACTTGTCGCCCCGTTCCAGTGCAAGTGTCGTGGACGTATCCTCACCTTCAAGATCCGTCGCTCCCATCGGTGCATCGAACCCGGCAGAAGCGAACGAAGTATCCGCGAAACTCCCGTCTGCTACTTGAACTGTTCCGCTCCAACTCTCTCCGGCTCCCGCAGCCACGTCTGTTGCCACGGTCAAGTTCTTGAGTGTGCCATCGCAGCCAAAGTAGAAGAAGTACGTAGACCCACTCGTGTCTCCCCACCCATTAGGGGCCGGATCATCGTTCGCGATGCGCTGTGTCCTCTGGCTCCCGAAGATGGGTTGGCCATCAGCGCAATCCATCTCACAAGTCCAGGTGGTCTGATCGTTCCCGACGTTCCCTCCCGCTCTCACCACCTTCCAACAAGCTCTGTCTCCACGGGCAAGCGTGACATCAACTCCGTCCTCGTTGTCTCCGGTCACCGAGTCAGAAACAGTTACCGAGAGACCTGTATCACTCCAATTGGAACCGTCGTCGTCCGATGTTCTGAGTGTGATGGTGGCAGACTCACCAGCAGAGAACCCCGCTCCAGTGACGACAGCCCGCAACTTCCTGAACGTGACCGTCGCAGGCATGACGGAGTACGCGAGGTTCTCGGTCGCGGCTCCCCCGGAGTTCGAAGCGTCCGTATTCAAAGGGAAGTAGACGGTCCCGACTCCGGCACCAATATTCCCACCCGGGAAACAGGGAAATACGAGGCTTCGCACCGGACTAGATCGCTCCCCTCTTCCGGAGATGCGCGCACAGACGCAGCAGCAGCGTGCCCGTCGCGGTCTTGAGTTGTCCGAGATTGCTCGCGGCGCTCAGCGTGTCGGTGATGAGCGCCTCGATCTGCGCCATGGACGGCAGATCCTCACCGGCCGCGGTCGCGACGGCCTGCTCCTCTGCCAGCCGCGCCGCGTCGGCGGCGTCGATGATCGCGCGCCACGCGAGGTACGCGTCACGCATCTCGACCAGTGAGACGGTCGGCAGCGGGTCCGTCTCGCTCTCGACGTCGACCACGATCGGGTCCGTCGAGTCGAGTCCCGGCTTCGGAGCGCCCCACGAGTACGCGGTGACCGTCGCGCCCTTGTCGCGCAGGACCGCGACGACCACCTGGCGCGCGATGTTGAGGGCCTCCTGCGGGGTCCCCGAGGAGAGGCCCGCAAGGGTCTCCGCCCACGTCTGGCCGTTCGGGGGCGGGAGTGTGATCGTCGACATGACTACTCCGGCTCCTCGAACGGTGCCGGAGAAGGTGCGGACCACTCGAATCGGATCAGTTCACGATTCTGATACTTCGCTACGAATTCGCAAAGCTCGTTGAACGGCATCTGAACGACGAATGGAGGCATGTTCGACCCCGCTCTGGAACGAACCACCCACAGATCCTTCCTCCACACCTGGTCGGCCATCAACTTTTCAATGAGGCCGATCTCCTCTACGGGGATGCAGACACGACCGATCGAATTCGATCGCAGCACGCCACGGAAAGGACGCGTGATGCCGTCGCCCACCCCCATGTCCATCGACTCGATGACATCGGGGGCGTGTACGTAGTACTCGACGGGGTTGCCGTTCTCGTCCTTCAACGGAAGGATCCCGTCCGAGTAGTCGGTGTCGGAAGGGTCGGGCTCCACGAACGTGAAGCGGTACACCTTGCGGAGCACCACGCGCGGAGGCTCGTGCAGATCGGGGAACTTCTGGCGGTCTCCCTTGAGCCTAGCAATCTCGTAGTCCTGCGGATCGACGACACCCGCACCTTGCATGAGCGTCAACTTCGCGCCCTCGGCCTCCTGCGCCCGCGCCACGCGCAGGGCGGCGACAGCGACGAACGCAGCGAACGCGATGACCAGGCACCAGTTGGAAATTCTCTTCATCGCTGTGGCTCCTCTGGATCTCTCCGTACTTCCGCTTCATTGCCTGGGATCGTGGGGCGCCGCGTGCGGTCCAAGTGGAGACATCCTTTCACTCATCAGCACGGGGCGAAAGGCCCGATCCGGCACCCCGCGGCCCTCCAGGTCGCGACTTCTCCTCTGGGATCTCTCCGTACTTCCGTTTCCTGCAGATGTGGTGGCCGCAGAAACGGTGACGCACATCGTAACCATCATGGGTACGTACCATCTTGCGGGGGCGGTCACACCCGAGGGCATTGCAGTCGTCGTACTCGATCTTGTTCGCCGGAGGTTTGCCGTACCTCTTGTCCACCCGTGGACGCGGTGCCTCCGTTTCGACGTCGATCCCGAGGCGGCGTTGCACGTCGGCAATCGACGGGCGTGAGAAGTCCATCACCCCTCCGCGACGAGAAGCCCCTCACGATAGCGGCGCTGGACGTCGGTGAGGAGTGGGGGCACCCGGCTACCCCTGCGCGCTCAGACGTGAGAGAAGGCCGTGCAGGTAAGTGCGTTCGCGCTGCGCGAGCGGGTCGTCCGCGATGCTTTGGAGACGATCGCGGATCGTCTCCTCGGTGTAGTGCGACTCCGCGCGCGCCCGACTCTCGGGGTTGGGCAGTCGGAACTGCACCGCGGGCGACGACGCTGCGCAACTCTTCGGGTGCCACTCGAAGATCACGGCGTCTCCTCGGATGCCTGCTCGCGCAGGAGGTCCTTGACCCACTGCGGTTTGTTCGTGACGGTCCCGGCGAGGGCCGCGACGCACAGGCACTCCTCGGGCGTCAGCGACTTCGTGCGCGCGAGGCGACCGGCGTAGGCGGCGAGCAGCCGCGTGCGGAGGGATTGGAGAATCTCCTTCGCGTCCTGGCTCGGCCGCACGGCGGCCTCGTACTCGGGCGAGTCCGGGTCGTGGCCGGCGCGGATCGCCGCGAGCGATGCGGCGCGGTGCGCCTGCGCTGCCTTCGCGAGATCGACGACGACCTGGACGGCGTCGTGCTGCTCGGTCAGGCAGACCTTCTTCGGTGCAGGGGTGTCGGGCATCGGGGTCTCTCCTGTTACGCGCCCGCGGCCGGGATGGTGATGGTGAAGGCGGTGACCTCGACGACGCCGCCCATGACGATGGACTTGTTCCCGAATACCATGTTCGGGGTGTCGCCGGACTCGCCCGCGGTGCCTTGGATGTGGCACACGTTGTCGGAGTCGAAGCCTCGGAAGTGGCCCGCGTCGTCCGAGGCGTCGGCCGAGGAGTCGTCGGTGATCGCGTTGGCCGTCGCGACGCCCGTCGAGGCGGCACCGAAGGCGGGATCGCTGAGCGGCAGCGTCGCGAGCAACGTACCGCTGTTCGCGTCGCCGCAGTTGGCAGGGGCCGCGCCCGAGCGCACCTGGAGGTAGCCTGCGGCCGATCCGGCGTCGAAGAGATCGGCGAGTGCGTCGCACATCGCGTTGCGCGCGGCCACACCAACTTCGGTTTCGAGTGCCATGGTCTCG